GAGTTCGAATCTCCCTTCCGCTACTATTTTTTAAAAATTGAAAACCTTGTGAAGCCTTGATTTTACTGGAAGAAAGGAGATTCTGAATGGTGTCTTTTCTGAAAGTCAAAATCAAAGGTAACACCAAAGGTAACACGAACAAATGTACGGACGCTTGATGCGTTCTTTTTTATTGCAATTTTGGCGGTAATGCGGCGGGAAACAGGCGTTATTTAGACGGTATTCTGGCGGTTTTACTGTCTTTTTTTATGCCACAATATAAGCAAAGGGAGGGATGATAATGTTTTCTGACGATGTTCTTGAGAAAATTTTTGCCAGAAAAGAATTGCAATCATTAGATTTGTCAACGCAGTCATCTATCATTCACGCAATCGAGGATGTTTTGGAGGAGGTTGAAGAAAATGAACATGAACGGAGTTTATCCGGCACCGGGCTATAGTCAGCAAATTCCTTATCAGGCATCATATGGGTATAATCCATATGGTAATCAGCAAAGAATTGAACAGCCGCAAAATTATTTTCAACCGGCGCAAACACAACAAATTCAGCAGCCACAAATGACGCCTATTGGAATAAATGGGAAAATTGTGCCTTCTGTTGAAAATATTACTGCAAACGATGTGCCGATGGATGGAAGCGTGGCGTTTTTCCCAAAGCAGGATATGTCGGAAATATACGCCAAAAGCTGGAACGCAGATGGTACAATTCGTACAATCGTTTTTAAGCCGGTTTTAAATGATATGACTAACAATTTATCGCATGAACCAGAAAAAATGAAATTTGACCTATCAGACGAGTGCACAGGTGCATTTATGCAGAAGTTTGATGAACTTTTTGGGAAGATTGAACAGATAGAAAACCGATTAGATAAAATTCCAAGCAGTCAAAGAAAAACTTCACAGGTAAAAAAGGAGAGTGATCCAGAATGAATCCGGCACAATTATTGTTAAATCAAATGATGAATTCTCCGCAGGTTCAAAACAATCCTATGGCAAAAAATGCCATGCAAATGTATCAAAGCGGAGATACAGGTGGACTTAAGACAATGGCAGAGAATCTCTGTAAAGAAAGAGGAATTACGGTAGATGAAGCAAAACAGAAAGTTATGAGTATGTTTAATCATTAGTACATTTTGGGGTGCGCGCAAAATAACCGGTTATCCCATTTGTAAATAGATCAGATGGAGGTAAACAAAATGTTTAATGGAAATGCAATGCCTAGTCTTGCTGATATTGCAGCAGTGACAGGAAACGGAAGAAACAATGATGGTATGTGGGGCGGCGATGGCTGGTGGGCTATCATTATCTTCGCTATGATCTTTGGCTGGGGCGGCTTTGGCGGCAATGGCTGGGGAGGAAACGGAGGTATGGGAGCGACAGCATCTGCATACACCGACTCTGCAATTCAGCGTGGTTTTGACACGCAGGCTATCATCGGAAAGTTAGATGGTATCACAAATGGTCTCTGTGATGGATTTTACGCACAGAATACCGCCGTTATGAACGGTTTCCATGGTGTAGACAATGCAATCTGCAACCTTGGCTACCAGACACAGCAGGGATTTAATACCACAAACGTGACACTTATGCAGGCGCAGAATGCTTTACAGTCCCAGTTGGCTAATTGCTGCTGCGAGACCAGGGAAGCTATCCAGGGTGTGAACTACAATATGGCGCAGAACACTTGCGCATTACAGAACACCATGAACAGCAACACCAGAGACATTATCGACAGCCAGCAGGCAGGAACAAGGGCAATCCTTGATTACCTGTGTCAGGAAAAGATTTCTTCCTTACAGGCAGAAAATAATGACTTAAGAAGAGCCGCATCACAGGATCGCCAGTCTGCATTGCTCACTACTGCAATGTCAGCGCAGACACAGCAGATCATCAACGCTGTAAATCCGGCTGCAATCCCGGCATATGTTGTTCCAAATCCTAACGCTTATGCGTATGGCTGTGGATGCAACACAGGATGTAGCTGCTAAAAGTAGCTGCTACACAAAATTGAATAATTGAGTATCTTAATTGAGTTTAACTCGATTATGTCTGCTGTGCAGTATTGCTTATAAACACAAAGGGCAGACTATAATGTTTGCCCTTATTTTTGAAAGAGAGGTAAATAATTATGGCAGAATTTACAGGAATTGCAATTCAAACTGTTGCGCAGGGAGAAGATGTGGCATTTACAGAAACTCCGGCAAGCGCAACAAAATGTATTGTTCATAGACAGGGAAGCGGCATTGTTAAATTGAGAGGACTTACAAATCAGTGCCGGGCAAGATTTTTGGTATCTTATTCTGGAAACATTCAAATTCCTACCGGTGGAACAGTTGAAGCTATTTCACTGGCTATTGCAATTGACGGAGAACCGTTGCAGTCAACTCGAATGATTGTTACACCGGCGGCAGTTGAAAACTTCTTTAACGTTTCGGCGCAGGCATATGTGGACGTTCCTCGCGGTTGTTGTGTTACGGTAGCGGTACAGAATACGTCTACGCAGTCAATCGAAGTTCAGAACAGCAATTTAATTGCAGTCCGGGAAGCGTAAGGAGGGCGGTTTTATGGATATTAAGAGAATGCACGAAATGATCGAAAAACTGTCTGAAAGCGCAGAGTGTGAGTTTGCAAAAGGTATCGAATGTGTAGATACAGAAGAGATGGGAAAAGTCACGGACATGCTTAAAGACCTTGCGGAAGCCATGTATTACCGGACGCTTACAAAATCAATGGACGAATCAGACCCAGAGCAGGTTCTTGATATGTTTGAGCGTTACGGAGACGGCAGACGGTATTATGACCGTTACCGGTATGCAGACGGAAGATTTGCGCCAAAGGGAAGAGGAACGCGGAGAGGATATGACGAACCTCCGTACTGGCACATGACACCAGAAATGTACCGGGAAATGGAACAAGACCGTGATATGGATCGTCACTCTGGCAGAATGTATTACACAGAACCTAAAATGGTATCAGATGGTGGAATGCGTGATCGCAGAGAGGGCAAAAGCGGAATGAGCCGCAGAAGCTACATGGAAAGCAAAGAGCTTCACAAAGGCAATACGCCAGAAGACAAGGATGCAAAGATGCATGACCTTGAAAGATACATGAAAGAGCTTTCGGAGGATATGGCGGAGCTTATCTCTGACATGACACCGGAAGAGCGCACGATGACAAAGAGCAAGCTGTCAACGCTTGTTTCCAAAATGTAATGGCAGGGGCAGAAATGCCCCTGTTTGTTTGGAGGGAAAATGTTTTTTATAAATGGTATTGAATGGAAAATAGAATTTGTTCACGGCGCAAGTCATAAATTAATGCGCTCTGATGGCTCTATTAGCCTTGCTGTGACTGATTGGAATGATAGGATAATATATGTTTCGGATAAACCAGAAAATGGCTATTTGCGAAAAATACTGGCTCATGAACTTTGTCATTGTTTTTGCTTTTCCTATAACATTCATATGCCGATTGAGCAGGAAGAGTATCTTGCGGACTGGATCAGCCTGTACGGTACTGATTTGATTTATCTTTTGGATGATCTGATGTCAAACATTGATTGGAGGGCAGCATAGTGGACAAAATAGATGAATTGCTGCGGTATATTCACAGAACAAACCCGGAAATGACAAGGGAAAAGCTGATAAATGAACTAAGCAGAAGTGATTACGCCGCACGTTCTTTGCTTTTCACAAAAGAAGTTGTTTGTCAAGAAGAAAAATAGTAAAATGTTTTTGGGGTGATAGTATTGTACAATGGATGTCATACATCTTTTGATGTTATGAAAGAATATATGATCTATGGAGCGGAGCTTGATGAAAAATATCAGATCCCGATTGTCCCGGCATGCAGCTTGGATTATTTGCCGGAGGACTCCATAGATTTTGGAGAGAGCTTTTCACAAAAGATAAAAGGGCATAGAAAATTAAATGTGAATTTTTATATTGACGATTCAAAGTTTCAAAGACTGTGGAATAACCCGGATAAATACATGGAACACTTGAAGTGTTTCCATTCGGTCTGTATGCCGGATTTTAGTATTGCTACAGGCGATTGTGGTATGCCGTTTGCTTTGAATCTATATAACGTGTACCGGAACCATGCGCTTGCACATTATATGCTGCTGAACGGGATCCGTGTTATACCGTCCGTAGGCATCCCGGACAAAGACAATTATGATCTTTGCTTTGCCGGGTACAGTAAAGGCGGTGTGATCGCTGTATGCACAAATGGAAGAGTGCGGGCAAAGGCGGCACGGATAGAGTTTTGCGAGGGATTCAAAGTTATGATCGACATGTTGCAGCCACATACAGTGTTGATCGTCGGGAAGATACCGGATGAATTAAACACCGATGTAAAGATTGTAAATTATAAATCACGCAACCAGAAAGTAAATGAGGGATTTTCAAATGGGAACAAGAACAACAAAATCACAGAAAAAACAGAAACAGACTGAGAGTCAGAGGAAGAGAAGAGAGCGAATTAGTCAAATTTCACAAGTTGTGAAATGACGCATAATAATTTACTGTGCATATTGTCTTTTCACAGTTGAAATCTCATTTTTCAACTTTTGAATTTTTTCTTCTTGGAAAATGGCTCGATTTTGAGATCAGAAATCAGAATTTTCACACCCCGGCGGTCTGCCGGTGATGTCTCCAGACGCGCCCCGGATGCTTCCCGGTGATTTACCGGATGCATCATGGCTGTGTATCTGGGGGAGTGTCAACGCGGCAAGATACACAGCGTTTACAGGCTTGCAACGTCGTAAAAACGATTTACAGACGTTTCGTGTTGTAAATATATAAAAGCACTGCATAGCCTTGCACAAGCCTTAAAATGGCTTATACGCGTTCACTTAAGCGTATTATATGACCGGGCGTATATCTTGTCAAGTTGCAATATATCCGGACACTGGAAAAAGCCGGGATGATTCCGGCTTAAAATTCCTCTATTTCTGCGGCGTTTTGTTCCCAGTCTGGAAGAGTTTTAAAAACTTCCCATGCATCGTTAAACGTTTTAAAGTCCGTTCCTTTGCCGTCATTTCTGAAAAATCCATCTTCAACGCTATAAACGCTTCCCATGCATGTGATTTGAAAAACTGTCTGTTCTCCGTTCTGATAAGTCATTTGTAAATCCTCCTAAAAAAATAAAATTCCCTTACGGGTAAAGGCAAGCCGGGGAGTCGAACCCCGGTAAACGCCGCCGCTTGCCTATGCGTTTGCTTCCGCTCTTAAAATCTCTATAGCTTCGTCTGTTGTGTGTTCTCTGTACCACTTCCATGGCTTGCTATATGCCTTCGCCAGCGCAAAATCTTCTTGAGTTTCTAAAAAATAATTCCTAACTTTCAAAAATGCTTTCTCAGCTTCTTCTAATTTATTCATACAATCAACCATCCTTTCATTTATGCCCTGTCTCATCAGTGCAGGTGGGGCAGTTCCTGCAGACCGCCACGCGGGCGGTTTCGACTTAATTTTTCATTGCGCAACCTGTCCAAGTTTTACAAGTTGTACCGTTACAACTTATACCGCATTTTTTACAGCTATAACACATCGTGTTTAAGTCACCATAATAAATATTATATGCATCCTGTCTTTCTTCCGGTCTCATTGCAAGAACGCGTTCAAATGCTCTTTTTACAGTCGGGAGAACAGCCGCGCCGCTTTTAATCGCCTTGGCAAGCGCCGCCATTTCATCGGCTGTTTTATCGTAAATGTGTGAAATTATGTTATCAAATTCTTCTGCTGAAATATTAAGTTCTTTTAAATCCTGTTCGTATGTTCTCATTTTTACGCCTCCCTCTCAATTTCTACTTTCTCAATTCTTCCGGCTTTCATTTCTTCGATGATCGCCGCCAGTTCGTCAAGGATATTTCCCTCTTCTGGTTGCTGAAAAGTGTAAGTATCATTTATCTTTCCCTCAATTTTAATTTTAACTTTCATGATCGTTCCCTCCTGTTTTTGTGTTCTTTGTTTTCCTGTTGAGATTATAATACATTATAAACGGTGTAATTGCAATACACAAATACACCAAAAATAATGTATAAATAAAGAATGATTTTTGTGCATTATTTATAATGTAAACATACTTGAAAGCAATTTTAAAATAATGTATACTGTTTTATATGAAAGAGAGGTGTTAAACTGTGCTTACTTATAAAATAGATGTGCTAGAGACATTAAAGGAAAGCGGTTATAATACAACGCGTCTAAGAAAAGAAAAGCTGCTTGGAGAAAACGCGATTCAGTCATTAAGGCGCGGCGAGATGGTAGGAATAATTGCATTAGAAAAAATCTGCGCTTTACTGGATATGCAGCCTGGCAACATTATAAAATATGTGGAAAATGTAGAAAAATAAATACTTTAAAAATAATGCAAAAATATATTGACATTACATTATAAATGGTGTATTATAATCTTGTCGAAAGGCAATGAACCAGTACACAGGAGGGAATGGATATGAGATTTGACACTGATACGTTAAAAAACAGATACCAGACATGCAGATCATACCTTGAAAAAAGATGTGAGGCATTGCCGGGACAGATTGAAAATAAATTTAAAAATGTGTCCTGTTATCATGAAGCATCCAGATGTTACGGCATGAGCAATTATATCAATGTCGAAATTCAGGACGAGAACGGCGATTATCTTGACAGCTTCGACGTGAGAATTTCAGATCATTCCCCGACGGGTTCCGGTGAGAACTGCGATAAGTATATTTATATCGACGGTAAAGAGTGGGCGGAGATAAAGAAAGAAGTGCTGGAATACATTACTGCACGTCTTGAAAATGAGAGATAAAAAAATGAAAAAGGTTGATTTGAAAGGGTTTGAAACCGGACGTCTTAAGGTTGTTGAAAAAGCCGGTAAGGATAAGAACGGACGCACATTATGGCGGTGCGCCTGTTCATGTGGCAATGAGTGTTTTTATATCACGTCACGTTTAACTGGCGGCTATGTGCAGTCGTGCGGTTGCCTCCAGCGTGAACGCGCTGCGAAGTCGATCGGCATTGCAAGGGATAAACTTGTACACGAAAAAGGTAGTTGTTTAAATTCATACAACGCCCCGGATAATAAAAACAATTCATCCGGTATAAAAGGCGTTTATTATTATAAAAAGACTGATAAATGGTGTGCACAGATTAAATTTTCCGGTAAAAATCATAATTTAGGACTTTATATTAATAAGGCGGATGCGGCAGCGGTAAGAAAAGCCGCTGAAAATTTCATAAAAGAAAATCACGATGCACCGGATAAAATAAACAGGTTTTTCTTGAAAAAGGAATATCTGGTGGCGTTGGTTAAAAAATTTTGACGGCTTGAAATATAGCCGTCTTTTTTTGTGCAAAATGTAGAAAATATTTGTAAGAATTTCATAAAATTTCAAGAGTGATAATTTTATTACAGACAGGACGAAAATGATAGAATTGTACCAGTTTTGTTGCAATGCAACATCTATGCAACAATTTGCAACATTTTTGCAACGTAGAGTAAGACACTAGAGTTAGAGAAAGAGTATATTCTCTCTCGTAATATTAAAAATATATATTATAAATAAGGCAGTATATTTATATAAATAATATATATAATATACGGGCTTAAAATTTAATTTTAAAATATACCTTGACAAGAAAATGATAGAATGATATTGTTTTATTAAATTAAAAACGCATTCGGGCAACGGGCAGAGTTAAATAGATTTGTCGAGGTCCCGAAAGAAACGGACTTCATGCAGCCGGTACAGTCGAGATCATCATGATCTGATTGTATCAGTTGCATTTTTTATTTTAAGTATTCCAGTACTGGAGAGAGGAGATATATAACATGTCAGCAGTTGAAATGCAGAAAGTAAATAATACAGTTGATGTTTTTAAAGATGACATTGACATGTATATAAATCTCTGGATGGAAGAGAGGAATATAGAGGATTTATGCAAAATATCACAGAATAGATGGTATAACTGCTGTAAATATGTCTATGAGAATGTATTTAAAGTTAATCCAAAGTACTTAAAGGATGATAATAATATTAATAATGCCTATGATACAGATAAGGTTAACGAGGTATTAGATATATATATAGACCTGTGTAATGACTACGAGAAAGTAGTGAATATTGTTGGATTTACATTCTTTACCGGAATACACAGAGACACGTTAAACGGTTGGGTTAATGGCGTGCAGCTAGGCTCATCAGGTTCCGACATTTGCAAAAAAATTGACGAAATGCGTGAGGAAAGTTTGGTAGGTTTACAGGTTTCCGGCAAAGGAAACCCCATGAATTACATGCCGTCACTGAATAAGTACTGCGGCTTCAATATGCCGGGCGTTAGAGATCAGGGATCCAGAGCAAGAGCGCTGACAGCCGAAGAACTGCCACGTCTTGGGGCTAATAATTGTATAGGATTGCCGAACAACTCCGACAATTCTGGTTGAAAAAAGCGAGAAAAACGCAATAGACAATTCAAACAATTTAAAGCCCAGTGTTTAATGGTCTTAAGGCGCATTAAATCGTTGATACATTACGCAAAACAAGGGTTTTGCGAATAGTTGTAAAATACGAATGGAATTGAACGAACAATTCAAACAATTTATCAATGTTCAAAGCATGATTCTGCATGGAGGGGGAGGGGGTTTGATAGGTTGAGAAAATCAGCACTACTAAGTCCTTTAAATATCCTCAAAAACAAAAAGAGATTGGATGGAAAAGTATGAGAGTAGTATCACAAAGCAAAGACGTTTCGCTTGATTTTGACCGAGCGGTATTCACAGCAAATCATGGAATGATAACTGCTATGGTTGATGGAAAAACGTTTACCATTGGGACGTATGCAAATTTAGGTAGAGAAAAAGAAGTATTCTCTGATATGCACAAGGCATTTTCGGCTTTTCAAGTTATTAGCACAAACATGGATAAACAACAGGTGGCCGAAATGTTTGCAGTATCTAAAAACATATCGATCAGATGCGTTGATATGAGTGATCCTTGTATGGGAATAACTGTATTTGATAACATGGTCTATTACATGCCGGAAAAGTAGTGTTAATATAGCGCTATCGCCAAGCGGTAAGGCACTGGATTTTGATTCCAGTATTCACAGGTTCGAATCCTGCTAAAGAAAATTGTGAGAGGAAAACAACCATGGTAATTATTAAAACGATTATATCGACGCTGGATGTTATTTTTATGCTGATACTATTTGTATCTGGCAGAGAATCCAAAGACAAAGAAACAGCAATTGCATTATGGGTACTTGTGATGTTGCTGTTGCTGAACATGTTTCTGATGTGGAGGTAACAGAATGTTTTATAGTCCAATATTTGGTATTTGCTTTCAGCTGCCTATCATTTGTGCAGAGGAAAGAATACATATAACAAAATCAAAGGAACCGGACAGCACCGGAGATTTGCTCGATCTGGATAGTGACGCTGAGCACCAGTCTGAGAAGTCGGAGCATCCAGTATAGCTAAACAAAATTTTAAATTACTGGCAACTTGTAAGAGTTGCTTACAAGATAAAAATCCTACATTGCGGCATTTTAATATGCCGTAGCGGAACGTAGCTCAGTTGGCAGAGCACTCGGCTTATATCCGAGCGGCCGCAGGTCCGATTCCTGCCGTTCCGATGGAGGAATGGGTTTAACGATCCATTCCGTAAATTCTCCTTCTTGGTGTTTTTCATGACACATCCTTTCGCCACTAGGACGATTCTGTTAAGGGCGGTGCGAGACCGTCCGGTGGTATTTGCCGCGGAGCGCGGCATTAGGCGTAAGACTATATGGTGATGAATGATGATCGTTCCGTAATTTGCTGACAAGCAATCCATATAGCAGTCAGACTTGATAGTTCGGGTGCCTATCCCACGGTGCCTGAGCTGTCAAAAATACAATTAGGCTGTGGCGGAAAAGGTAGACGCTTAAGCATAAGACAACCACGCTTTGGTTAGGAACAAGTCATTGAATCAACAAGGCAATGAAGGAACCTGTTAAGGGTGTTACCCGTTGTGGAAAGTCGTTGTTATGTGAGGTGCAAATCCTCACCAGCCTATTTTCTGTGATATCACACAGGATAGTGCAACGCATGGCACGAAAAATATGATTGCTAACCGTCTGAGGGCGGTTTTGGGGAAGCGGCAACGATTGGCGGTGTTGCGGCTGACTGTAAATCAGTTCCCAAGTGGTAAACATTGGAGGTTCAATTCCTCTCTTCCCCACGCGCGAAAGCAAGATCGCAACTTGTAAGTAGGGTTTTGGCGGCATAGTGCGAGATCAGTTCGATTCTGATTAATGGCGGTTAATAGCATTGATAAGGCTAGCAAAGGCATGTGAAAATGCTATGTGGGTTCGATTCCTATGCTTGGAGCGAGTGAGGTGCAAGTCCTTACGTCAAAAGCGTCCGTCTCATTACCGGATAGAGTGTTGGTAGCGAAATCCCACTCGAAATAAAAAATACGCCACATAGTCAGCGAGAGTCCCAAGGGACCGTCTGATTATGTGGAAACGCTATAAGATTGGTTAGTCGAGTGGTAAGACACCACCCTTTCATGGTGGTAACACGAGTTCAAATCTCGTACCAATCATGGGCGATGTTGCCAGTACACCCCTAGTGTGTTTGTTACAGAAATACAGGTGCTAATCAATATACCGGTTAAACTTAGCACAGGGAACTGGATTGAGCGGTTGCCATTCAAAAGATGGCGCAAACCGCTGACTAAAAGAAACTTGCACTTGGGGTAGTGTGGAGCAAGTAAAAAACGGAAACTGCTCGGCTATGCAGATATGGTGTAATGGTATCACAGGAGATCGCTAATCTCTCCAACGAGTAAAATCGTTGTCAAGGTTCGAGTCCTTGTATCTGCGCTCTTGCCCGAGCGAAAATCCTAGGTATGCCTTGGGTGTTGATGTGTGACGGAATAGGTAAACGGAATTGTCGTAGAGAATTGGTTGAAACCGACAACATAGATGACCAGATTGTACACTCCTGCGTGGTGCAAATCCACGCCACATCAATTTTGTATATCCGCTTAGTAAGGTGCTTTAATTAGAGGTATGAGCATGATTTTAAACTGTGTAAATTGTGGCGCACCAATTGAAAGTGACAAGAAAGCGTGCCCTTATTGCAAAACTCCATATGGTTTACGTACAAAGATAGAACTGGAACCACATATTGATTCAAACGGAAGAATTTGCAGACATGAACCGGAAATGATAGAAGTAACAACTTTGGAAGATTGTGAACATAGGTTTATTAGGAAGTAATTGAAATGTGTGATTTTTGCAATGGGAAAGAATCATATAAAACTGCATATGGAGAATTTAAAATCAAAAAATTGGGCTATATAAATGTTATTCAATGCCATATTGATAAATGTCCACAGTATGCTAAATGTTGTAGCAATGGAATGAACGTAGCGATAGCAATGGAAATTGAATTTTGCCCGATGTGTGGTAGAAAGTTGGTGGAAGAATGACATGCTATGAATGTGCTTATTTTGGAATTGAATGGAATGAATTTTTGAAAAAAACGATAGAATTTTGTAACCATCCAGAAAAGTATATTCCTCCAGTAGGATTTGCTTATAAAGAACACGATTGCGAATTTTTCAAAAACAAATCTGGGATATCAAAATGGGACTCTTATTCAGAAAAAGAAAAAGAACAGGCATTGAGGTATTTTCGTGAAAACTATCACAAAAATCCTATTGAAGGTTTAACATGCGAGGGGGCTGAAATGAGTTTCATTGAATATCTAAAAAATGTTGATGCAAACTCATAAGGAAGAGAAGGAGTGTATGAAGCATGATTGTCAATATCAATAACAGCACATACGAGATGAACAGCAAACAGTACAAAGCAGTTCTTGATACGGCGAGCAAAGCGGTTACCTGCGGCATATACGCCATTGAGAAGAACAAGGTAGCAATCATGCTTCGAGAGGAATATAAAAGCAAGGAAGAGCTGAAACAGGCAGTTGGTAATTATACGGCGAAAGGGTTCAAGGTGCATTGGAAATGAAGAAAACACGTTCAAAAATCATAATCAAAACTAGAAAAGGCGGTTACACAAAGATTTATGCTAACGGAAAATGGCAAAAGGGAGTGTATAATATTGATTTCCATGCTGACTGCACGCCATTGAGATACCCATACATAAAAATTTCTTGTGAATTTGATAAGTATAAGACTGATAAAAACGGTTCGGTTATTTACGACCCGGAAAAAGAAGAAATTGCAAAAGAACACGTAGTTGCAAGAATTTAGGGAGATATTGTGAAAATATCAGAAATCTCTATTATAACTGCTTTGTAGAAAGTATTGCGGATATTGATTAGATGATATTACCGGCTAACAAACGGAGTTAGTCGCTAACCAACAAAAATTATTGGCAGAGGTCTTAATGCACTTCTGCTTTTTTGCGGAGGTGCTTTTCTTTTGGCAAGTTCAAGCCTAATTTCCACAGTAAATGGATATGAAAATTACATACAGGTGCATGGCGTTGATGAACAGGTAATAGATGCATACATACAAGCCGTAGCGGTTGCCTTAAGGACAGAACATGACGTTGATTATGGATTGAAAATATCCGCAAAGGCAAAAAAACTTATAGCAAGCTATGTCAAACAATATACAGGCGGCAGAGTTGCAGACTTAGAAGTGTATGCCTGGGAACATGATACGACATACAAGGTGCTCCAACAATTCTACGATGTTTTGATGTATGAATCAGCCTATCTTGTGGACAGCTTTTTTTATTACATTGAAATTGATGAAAAGGACCCGTGGAAAAGATTTTATTTCCCAAGAAGAAAAGTGCTACAGCCTGTAGTCGGAGCATATCAGGAGATTTATGATGGAAAATTGGATTTTCTGTCTGTATCGCAACCGAAAAGAACTGGAAAAACAACAGGCGGTCTGAAATTGGCGCAGATGATGGGTGGACGCGACCCGGACGGAAGTATATTCGGTGTTGGAAAAGGCGAAGGACTTGTTAAGCGATTTTATGGTGGCTTATTGCAAGGATTTGAAACAGAAAGCACGTACAATAGATTCTTAAGTGTTTTCCCGGAAGCAACAAAGATAGGCGAAAAGGACTATAAAAGTGCTGAAAATCTATCAATCGACCTTAAAAGCAAGAATATTTTCCCGACATTTACATGCCGTCCGATTGATGGCGCAATCGTAGGATGTACCGAAGCAAATGTACTTGTCTATATTGATGACTGCGTTAAAAACCATGAGGAAGCACGAAATAGAGATAGATTAGAGTTTCTTTGCGAGAAAGTAACAGACGATGTTCTCGGTAGACGATTAGAGGGAACACCTATTATCATACAGGGAACGAAATACAGCTTGTACGATCCAATTACGGCTTTACAAAATAAAGCTGATGAATTGGAGTGGAGATGGAAAGAAGTTGCGATTCCGGCACTTGACCCAATCACAGATGAAAGCAATTGGGAGATTTATCGAAAAGATAAAAAAGGATTGCGGAAGATATTCACAACCGGTTACTACCAAAAGGAACGAAAACTTGTTTCGGAAGAAACGTGGGCGGCAGAGTTCCAACAAGAACCATTTGAAGCAAAAGGGCGAATGTTTGCGGAGAATGAGCTTAATTATTTTGAGGAACTTCCTGTTGATCAAGAACCAGATGCAATTATGGCGGCTTGTGACAGTGCTGATAAGGGAGAAGATAGCTGCTCAATGCCAATTGGCTATGTGTACGGCAACGAGGTTTATATCGTAGATGTAGTGTTCGATAATGCCGGAACACAATTTACCAAGCCTGAATGCGCAAATATGCTTATTAAGCACAACGTAAAGACGGTTACATTCGAGAGCAACAGTGCCGGAGAATATTTTGGCCGCGATGTAATGGACATTGTAAAAGAGCAAGGCGGAAGATGTAGCGCACGGTTCAAGTTTAATTGTTCAAATAAAATAACTCGAATGGAAAATGCAAGAGATAATATCATTCGAGATTATTATTTCCGCGATTTCAAGAAAATGGACAGGCAGAGCCAATATTACAAGTTTATGAAAGAACTTACGACCATGACAAGAAGTGGAAAAGTAAAGCATGATGATGCACCGGATTCAGTTGCATTGTTTGAAAACGAGATGCGAAGCGGAACACAAGCAAAGGTAGAAGCGGCAGTAAATCCGTTTAGGAGGTATTGATATGGTAAACAAAGATATTTTAAATCAATACTTAGATTTAAGAGAAGAAGTAAAAGAAGTAAGGAATAAAATTGAAAAGCTTGAAAAATACATAGAAAAAATTGAGCAGGAAGGAACGGTTATTGATAGCGTTTCTGGCGGAAATGGTGGAAACCAACATTTTAAAATAGAAGGAATACCATTGCCAGAATATAGGCACAAAAAAACCTTGTTATATTCCAGAAAAACCACCCTCGAAATTTTGGAAAACGAACTTCTTGAAAAAACAAATGAAGTAGAAGAGTTTATTGCAAATATAAAAGATAGCAGAATTAGAAGAATAATTAACCTTAGATTTTTAGAAAATCAATCTTGGAATAAGGTTGCCGACCAAATAGGAGGCAATAACACAGAAGACAGCGTTAGAAAAGCGTTCGATAGATTTATGAAAGAGTAAAGTTGTCCGATATGTCCGTTTTTTTTCTGATATAGTTATAATCGAAGAAAGCAACAAAAGTTGAATACTTCACCTCCCCCAATTTATAAAAGCATCGTAGAGAAATCTCCGGTGCTTTTTCTTTTGCAAAGAAAAGAGGATTTTATGGGATATACACCAAAAAAAATATATTGCCCGCGGTGTGGAAGAAAAGTTGCCACGCACGATGGGCGTTCAACAATGAACATTTCTGTGGAATGTAGGAAATGTCACAAAAAAGTGGTATTTTATCCGGAGAATGAGAAGACGGAATTAAAATCTCTTCCAATCCGGTCAACATCCAGTGGGATGACGTTTATTTAGGAGAAAAAAATGAGAAATGACAAATCTCTCCAAGACCTTGTTAAAGGCTGTTATGGTAGAAAAATTTTATATACAGATGTTGAAACCATCACAGAAGATAATATTGTCAATGTGGTGGGAGACTGCATCGGAAATTTTTATTACAACAAAACCATCATAGAATATCTTTGGCGATATTACAAAGGTGACCAGCCTGTTTTATACCGTGTAAAGGTGCAAAATGCTGATATTACAAACAAAATAGTAGAAAATCATGCGTATGAGATTGTTCAGTTCAAAGTAGGACAGACATATGGCGAGCCAATACAGTTTATCAGTCGAAAAGATGATGATGAAATTAATCGGGCAGTGGATGCGCTGAATGACTATCTTGTGGATGCGAATAAACAGGAAAAAGACATTAAAGCAGGAGAGTGGCAGTCAGCAACTGGAACATCTTTTAAGGCTGTGAGATTTTCAAATGGAGAAATACCATTTCAGATTGTTGCCCCTACTCCGATGAATACTTGTGTTATTTATAATCGGAGTACGGAAGAACCGGTGATTGCCGTACAGGAGCTTAAGGACGAAGATGGAAGATGGTACAAACTGTGCTATACAGACAATTATTCATGCAAAATTCAAAATGGAGTAGTTTCTGAATGGAAATTGCACGCATTTGGAAGTATACCTATTGTTGAGTTTCCAAATAATCATGAGAGAATTTCTGATATTGAGCTTGTCATAGGTATTTTGGATGCCATAAACAATATGCAGTCAAACAGAATGGATGGAATTGAGCAGTTTGTTCAGTACTGGGTTAAGTTTGTGAACTGTGAAATCGACCAAAAAACGTTTGAAGAGATGAAAATGAGCCATGCTTTGACGGTAAAGTCCAATAACAAGGATAACAAAGCCGATGTTGAGATTATGACGCAGGAACTAAATCAGAGCCAGTGTCAGGTGGCAAAAGATGATTTGTGGGACAATGCCTTGGCAATATTAGCAATACCAAACAGAGAGTCCCAAAACTCTGGAGGAGATACACAAGGAGCAGTATCATTAAGGGCTGGATGGGATTTTTCAAAGACAAGAGCAAAATTAAAAGACCCAATTGTGAAATCGGCAGAGAAGAGACTTGCAAAAGTTGTCTTAAATGTAATACGCGTTAAGGACAATGATTTGAAATTGTCAATGAGGGATTTTGATGTGCAAATCAATCATAGCCCGCAAGACAATATGTATACAAAGTCGCAAACACTATATCAGCTTTTAGAGTGCGGCATACATCCTCTTATTGCCATTAAAACGGTGGGGCTTTGGGGAGATGCTGAAAAGACATTCCTCTTGTCTAAGCCATATATAGATGCGTTGTGGAAAACAATTGATAATGCAGAAGAGCAGGAACAAAAAGCACAGGAAATTGTAAACCAATTAAATAAACAGCAAAATAAGACAGCTACCGAGTAATCGGTGGCTGTTTTTATTTTATAAAAATTCGCAAAGTTGTGAGCGTAAAAATCAACAGTGTCATTCGGTGTCGTTGCACCGCAAAAATTCGTAAAGACATATCGGAGGTAATCAATGAAAAGAGAAGAGTTAATTGCAATGGGTATCAGTGAGGAAAATGTTGAAAAAATCATTGCTGATTACGGCAGTGCCGTACAGAGAGAACAGGCAAAAGCAGCAGAGCTTAAGGCAAAGGCAGACAGCGCAGATGAGTTGCAGAAAAAGCTGGATGAAATGGAAGCAGGAAACCTCACGGAACTTGAAAAAGCAAACAAGGCGTTAGAGACAGCAAATCAGCAGATTGCAGATATGCAGAAGAAAAACGCCATTAGAGACCAGCGCGAAGCATTGATGGAAAAGTTAAAAATCAATGCAGAGCAGGCAAAATCCGTTGTCAAGGATAATGGAAGCCTTGATTATGACGCTCTTGGAAAGATTACAGCCGAAAAGGAAACCGCGGCAGCGCAGGCAAAGGAACAGGAGATTGCAAATAATTCTGAAAATCCGGGCGGCGGTACTGCAGGTGGAGAAAATAAAAAAACTGCGGACGTAGAGAACGCAGAAAAAATCAGTTTTGGCAAACCTGCAGAAAGTGCAGAAGCCAAAGACCATTATGTTTTATAGGAGGTAAATTATGGGAAAACCGATTGAAAGAGACTTTACACAGAGTAAAGGAATTTTAAAATTCTTTCCTTATGAGGGTGCGGCGTGTATCGTTCCGCAGACAATGGTGTCAAGTGCCGATGCAAACGGAAAGAAGATTGCAAAGGCAGGGACACCGTTCCCAAGCAATGACGAATCTTGCAAAGGGTATCTTCTGGAAGATGTTGACGTAACAATGGGAGATGCGCCTGGAACTTATGTATATCAGGGTTCTATTGACAGCGCAAAGGTAACAGCGAACGGAGTGACCGTGGAAGCAACTGCAAAAGCAGCAACACCGCGTGTTACTTTTTTTGATTAAAAAATGGAGGTATTAGAGAATGGCATTACCATTAGCAGAAGCATTTACCGCAAGAAGTCTTGGGGTTATGTGGAATAATTATGAAAAAACGCTTGGTTCTGCACCTTACTTAGGTAGACAGAAATTTGGAACCAGAAAACAGGACAGCCTTGAACTTAGATTTATCAAAGGGAAAAACGGTCTTCCGGTATCCTTAAAGGCATCCAATTTTGATGCGCAGGCAGAGTTAAGAGATGTCGGTGGATTTTCGGATATTCAGAACGAGATGCCGTTCTACCGTGAATCTTACATGGTAACAGAGCGTGAAGAGCAGAAGTATGCAAATTACCAGTCGGCAGAAAATTCCAACATGGCAAACCAGGTGCTTAGAGAAATCAGCAAAAAACCGATGATGCTTATTGAAGGAGCAAGAGTAGTGCCGGAACGCCAGATTTGGCAGTTATTAGCACCATCTGATGGTATTCCAAGAGTACAGGTAACAATTGGCGGAAAAAGCTACTATGTGGATTATACTTCGGACAATGGAGTGGCGCACAAGAGAGACCATTACAAGGATATCTCCGGAAGCGATACCGATAAATGGTCTGCATCCGAAACAGCAACGCCACTTGACGACCTTATCGAGATTAAACGTGAGTTTGCAAAGAAAACAGGATATTCCCTTGCACGCTTTAGCATGAATACAGAAACATGGGAAATGGTCCTTAAGGCGGAGGACACAAAGAAACAGGTGCTTGGAATTACTGCTTACAATGGCGGTATTCGCTTACAGCAGGGGCAGGTTACAGAGTATCTTAGAGGATACGGCATCGAGATTGAAGTTTACGACAAACTTTACATCGACCCTGCAGACGGTGCTACCAAATATTTTATTCCTACAGGAGTTATTTCAGCGCAGGCATCCGGCGTGTACCTTGGAGATTATGTCTTTGGAAAGACACCGGAAGAGAGAAGCGGAAGTTTAACAGACGGAAACCTTTCTATTGTAGAAACCGGTATTTCGGTGTATACATACGCAACAAATCATCCGATCAACACTCATTGCGTTGTGTCAATGATCGGATTGCCTACTTTTGAGGGCATGGACAGCGTTGTTGTCATGAAAGTTGCGTAGGAGGTGCGGTATGATTGCTGAATACACGGTAAAGCGCAATGGAAGATGGTACAAGGCAGGAGATGAAATCCCGGACATTGTTCCGGGAGAGAAATCTTCCGGCGGGTACACCAAGACAGAGATTAACAGAATGAGCACTGCTGATTTACAGGCACTTGCCGCTGAACATGGGATCGAGGGTGCAGAAGAAATCAGTGGAGCGGAACTGAAACGCATTTTGATCGAGCAGTTCGGATTATAGGTAGGGAAGAATGGACGAATATACAACATTAGAGCAGGTCAAAATCAGACTGAAACAATTTCATATTGAAACCGTTACGGATGAAGATGGTGTTACTTCTGATGTTGTCGTGTTTGACCAGAAAGAAGATAATCCTTACATCGAACAGCTTATCAAGCAGGCAAGAAATGAAGTGGTAAGCAAGCGGAATTACCCGGAAAGCTACACGGATGAAAAAATATCCGAAGACTTGAAACAGTTTGAGGATGTAATCGTCAATTTAGCCTTGTACGACCATTCACAGGCAGGAGAAGCCTATATGGCAAGTTATTCAGAAAACGGCGTAAGCCGTAGCTGGAAAGACAGGGAAAGCTTGTTTGTTGGAGTATTTCCGTTTGTAAAAGCATTATAACCGTATGGGATTCCATCTGGTTAGAAGATTGTGCGTTACGTTTTGCCGACGTCGGCAAAACGTAGCAGGCGGCACACATTGAGCGGTGGTGGGCGGTGTGCCATAAAAATGAAAGGCGGTATATGATTTGACGATTGAAATATCAACAGCAATCATTATAAGCGTGCTGTCGCTTGGTTTTTCCGTCTTTATGGGCTTGAAGAGCAACAAAAGGACAGACAACACGGATCTTGAAGAACGCGTGAGGGAGAACACACGCATTAACATGAAGTTGGATGCCATTTCAAACAACACGACCGAGATCAAGAATGAAGTTTCGGAGATGAGAAAAGAAATAAATTCTCACGACAACAGAATTATAAAGGTTGAAGAAAGTGTGAAATCGGCGCATCACAGAATTGACGGGATAGAAACCCGTCTTAATGATGAAAAGGAGGTTTAATCATGGATATTATACAGTCTGTAATTGCAAATATGACAATTATTCTGGCAATCATTGGTGCGCTGGCATTTGTTGTGTCTGTGGTAACACAGGTAATCAAAGGTGTAGGCGTATTTTCTAAGATTCCAACGGACATTTTGGTATTTGTTCTTTCTATCGGAATCACGGTCGCTGCGTTTGTGGCATACATGCAGTACATCCAGACATCAATTTTATGGTATATGATCTTGGCAGCTATTATTGCAGGATTTATTGTTGCGTTTGTCGCAATGTATGGATGGGAAAAGCTTTCTGAGCTGTGGAAACGGTTCGGCAAGGATGTGAAGTGAAATGCTTGAGATCAATAAGCAAAAAATGAGTTATTCGCAGCAAAGCGGCAAGGTGCCGGTATATGTGACGGATGATGATGGTAACATCGAATATTCTTCGTACACGGATTCTGATGGTAATGTAATTTATTACCTCGATAAAGATGGAAACAAAATACCGAAAACAACCGGAGAGTATACCACAGGTTACGAGAAGCCTGTGGTTTTTTATTCTTCAATCAGCAATAAGTTGAGTGAAGCACTTATAAAAGAGTTTGGCGTTGACAATTCCACAAACTTTGTTCAAATTGTCGAGGACAAAGGGAAACTTCCATTGAACGTCGGTTCTTTGGTATGGAAACGGTCAGATGTAAGGTACAAAGATGAAGAGAATACAATCGTTGACGAAAATTCGGCTGATTACATCGTAAAAGGTGTTGCAGACGAGGGATTGACGGTTGATTTGTTCTTATTGCAAAAAAATGTGAAGTAGGTGCGGCATGGGGAAGAAAGTAATCACAATGAGCCTGTCTGAAAAGTCTATTCAGAATGCAATACAAGAGCTTAGAGCCTATCAAAACAGCTTAACATATAAATGTCAGCTATTGGCAGAAAAACTCGCGGAAAAGGGCGTAGAGATTGCCAGAGTGCAAATTGCTGACCTTGACGCAATATTCACATCGGAACTGATTTCAAGTGTTCACGTGGAATACGAAGGAAGCACTAAGGGCGGCGGGATATGGGCGGTAATAGCCGGTACAGACCATGCCGCATTTGTTGAGTTTGGAACCGGAATTGTGGGACAGCAAAGTCCTTATCATGGGAAACTGCCGGAGGGTGTTTCGTGGCAGTACGCAAGTGGAAAAACTATACATCAGATTTCAGATGGAAGATATGGATGGTTTTATCAGGACGACAATGGCGATTGGTGGTTTACAGAGGGAATGCCAAGCCGACCATTTATGTATCTGACCGCAAATGAGTTGCGTCAGATTGTTACACAGACAGCGAAGGAGGTGTTTGGATAATGGCAGGCAACCAGTGGGTATTTGACCTTGAAACAAACATTTTTTCCAATGTTGTAACGATAGCAAAACCAAAACTCCAGAAGAAATACAAAAGCATGAATTTTGACACTGCATTTACAACGGTTGAAAAGAACCTAGATAAAGACCCTGTTTTCCCGACTATTTACATCCATGAGATGCCGGGGCTTGAACGTGGGGCAGATTTAGAGGGCACATCCGTAAATGCAGTGCAGGAAACAATACAGGTTGACGTCATTACAAACACAAAGCAGAGCGATGCAAAAGGGATCATGGCTATTTTAGCCGATGCCTTTAAGCAGATGCGATTTCAAATCACAGCAATGCCGGAGTTTAAAAATGACAGTGAGAAAAAATTTAGAAGCGTTGCAAGGTTCCGGCGGATAATCGGAGCCAACGACAGATTGATGTAAAAGAGCCGAAAGGCTCTATTTTTTATGCACCGGGTGCAAAAAGATGCGCCCGATAACCGCATTATTTGGCGGTAGAAAGAGAGGTAAAAATGGCAGAAGCAGGATTGTCTACGTTAGGCATTACGTTTGGATATGGAACAGAAACAACAGCTGGGACAAAGCCTACATCATTTAAACAGCTTACAAGAATTAACGCAATCGGCGGTATCAACATTGAGCCGGAACAGATTGACGCATCTGCATTAGAAGATGCTATTACCAGATATGTAAAGGGGCGCGCAGATACCGGTGGCTCTTTCCCTATCACGGTAAACCTTACAGATGCCACAAAGGAAGAGTGGGAAGCACTTATCACAGCGTACAAGGCGCTTGCCGGCGGGAAAAGAATGTGGTTTGAAACGATTATCCCGGGATTTACCGAAGCGTTTTTTGTTGTGGCTCAGCCGCCAGAGCAGATTCCACAGCCGGAGATTGGTCAGAACGAACTTTTGACGGTTGAAATGAATCTTACCATTGAAGAATACAAGGGCATGGACACCGCTGTAGCTTTTACACCGGGGGAATAACACGTCAGTCGAATAGTTCGGTTGGATCGGCTGACGATAACCAGACAACCGAGCCAGAGCTTGAAGAAACAATTTAAAAGAACAGGGCGGTCTTCGGACTGCCCTTTCCCTATATGAGAGGGAGAAAGGGAAAGAAAATGACAAAATTAAAATTTGGCGAGAAAGAATTACAGATCAAGTTTGGATATGAAGCAACCGTGAAAAGCGGAATTATCAAGAAAGTAGCAAAATTAGACCAGATGGAAGATATTGAAGCGGTTGACGAAATCCTTTTATTTCTTCCAGAGTTAATCCTTGTAGGCGCGCAGAAGTTTCACAAAGAGGAACTTGGATACAATCCGGACAATGAGGGAGAAAAGGAACAGCAGCTTGGAAAAGTATATGCCATGCTGGATGACTACTTTGACGGAGAAGATGCAGATGTTCAGGCACTTTACAATGCACTTTTAGCAGAGTTACTTGAAAATGGTTTTTTATCAAAACTGCTCAAAGCAGAGCAGAAAGAAGCGGCGAAGAAAACTCCGAGGAAAAAGTAGAAGAACAGAGAGAGCTTACATGGGAAACGTATTGCACGGAAATCCGCCCGTTTTGGCTTTTAGTTACAAAGGGGTACGGATTTACTGTGCGTGACATAGACACGTCCTGCCCGGCTGATTTACAGCCTTATGCGGATGCTTACAACTTAGATAAAAAGCAAAGAGACAATGAGATGTGGATGTGGTTTGGGACATACGGATTGTCTGCGGTATCGGTGGCAGTAGAACATTGCCTTGCCGGACGAAAAGCAAAATCAAAGTATATTAAAAAACCAATTAATGAGCAACAAGGGAAAGATGATTCAGAAATGACGGAAGAAGAAATAAAGAAAGAGAGAGAGCTATTTGTGGCAAAACTTAAAGTCATGCAGTCAAACTATGAGTTGAGCCACCCAAAACCAGAAAAGAACTTGGAGGTATAAATATGAGAATTGGATCTGCAAGACATGATGAAAATGGGAAATTGACCGGTGGGAGACCGGGAGATCAGACCGGAACAGAAGTAAGTATGCAAAACTTTTATGTTCATAAAAAAGGATGGTATGTGTTAAGGCCAAAAACAAAAGATATGGCGGATAAACTGGCAGAATCAATGATTACAGCGTGCAATAATGATAATATTGGCTACTGTCAGGGACACCGGCTTGGAATTGTCAAATATGGTATTAATTCAAAAGTAAAAACAGAAGCAGATTGCGGCACAACGGTACGTGCATGCATTATTCATGCAACTGGAAAAGATGTTGGAAATTTCACCACAGCAAATGAAAAATCTGTACTTCTTTCTAGTGGCATGTTTGATGACATTGGAGGTTATGCGGCAGGAATGGTTCTTTACAATGGAGATGTTCTTGTCACAAAAACCAAAGGTCATACAGCGATTGTGACAAGCGGAAACCCTAGAAAAAATGTAAAAGATCATTTAAACCCATACCCGGAACCTGTAAGGATTTTAAAGAAAAAATTCCCTTGCATGAGAGGGGATGATGTGAGATGGCTTCAGACGGAGCTTATTTATCACGGATGCCTAGATGAAAAAGATAAAAAGGGAAACAGTAATGTGGACGGTATTCTTGGAAATGATACGGCGACCGGTATTGGAACATTCCAGAAAAAAGTCGGAATTACAGTAGATAAGAAATGTGGACCGGTTACAAGAGAAAAATTAAAAGAGTAGATCAAGGACGGTAAGGTGTCACAGCCTACCGTCTTTTTATTTTGCATAGAAAGTTGGTGCATATATGGCAGACATTGATGAATTACAAATAAAAATCAAAGCTGACTCTGCAAAAGCAAGTAATTCCATAGAAAGCCTTGTAAACAGCATGAATAGGCTCCGGGAAAGCATATCGTTTGACACTGCAAAACTTTCAAATATTGCAAGCGGAATCAGAAGCATTTCCGATGCGGCTACCGGATTCAAAGGTGGTAAATCTTCGGAAATCACATCAATGGTGCGGGCACTCAATAAATTTTCTGGTGTTGATGCAAATTCTATCCACGGAATATCTTCTGCTGTGAGAGATCTTGCATCTGGAATAGCAAGTGTTAAAGCTGTTGATACAAGCGGACTCACAAGCATGGTGTCGGCACTGTCAAAAATTGGTGGCAAGGCATCTACACAGGCGACAAAGAATCTGCCGGCTTTATCTGCGCAGTTACAAAACTTTGTACGCCAGATGAACAAGATAGGTGCATTGAATTTTGATATGACCAATATGAGCAACCTTGTAACAGCCATATCAAGGCTTGGAAGCGTTGCAAGCGGACGTGCAGTAACAAATATACCTTTGCTTGCTGACAACCTTAAATATCTGTTTGAGACACTCTCAAAAGCACCAAATGTAAGCGCAAATATTTTACAAATGACACAGGCACTTGGAAATCTTTCAAACAGATCTGGCGGTGCGATTACTGGATTAAATAACAGCATCAGTAATCTTTCCGGTTCTTTCCTTGGATTTAAGACATCCACAGGAAAAGCATTGATCGGACTCAAGTCATTCACAAGACAGATTTTGTCCTCTATGGGGATTTATCTTGGTCTGTACGGAGCGATAAGAGGAATAAAAAATGCAATCGACATATCATCCGCATTAACAGAGGTTCAGAACGTTGTTGATGTTACTTTTGGTGACATGTCAAAAAAAGTCAATGACTTTGCACAGGACTCTATACGTCAGTTCGGTATGTCAGAACTGACATTGAAACAGACGGCAAGCCGATTCCAAGCAATGGGAACAGCCATGGGAATTGACAGTAGTTTGATAAAGAAAGCTAATGAGTTTTTGAATAAGCAGACAGATGGCTATATTGGTTTGTCTGATTCCATGGCTGATGTGTCTTTGAATTTAACAAAATTAACTGCTGATATGGCATCTCTGTATAACATAGATCAGGATGTTGTGTCGCAGGATTTAGCTGCAATATTTACCGGACAGACACGTCCATTAAGAGATTACGGTCTTGATCTTACACAGGCAACCCTTAAAGAGTGGGCGATGAAACAGGGATTAGATTCTGATATCGAGTCTATGTCACAGGCTGAAAAGACAATGCTCCGGTATCAGTACGTCCTTGCCAATACGCAGACAGCACAGGGAGACTTTGCGCGTACTGCTGATTCGTGGGCGAACCAGATCAGAATTTTAAAACAGTCGTTCGAACAGCTTGGCAGTGTTATTGGTGGGGCATTAATCAATGCTTTCAAACCATTCGTAAAAGCACTCAATTCCGTTTTACTGGTTGTTATCAGCTTTGTTACAAAGGTTACAAACGCTTTAGGCGCAATCTTCGGATGGAAATATGAGGATTCCGGTGCAGGTCTTGCGGATAGTTTTTCAGATGCGGCAGAGAGCGCAGGCGATGTTGCTGACAATACCGGACAGGCGGCAAAGAACATCGACAAGATGAATAAGGGCGTCCGTCAGTTTGATGAATTGAAACTGATTACCACAAATGATGGTTCTGGCAAAAAAGGTTCGGGCGGTTCCGGCGGTGGTGGCGCATCAGGCGGTGCCAGTGGCGGTAAACTTGTCAAGACTGATACCATTTTCAAAAATTACGAAAGTGATATTAAAAATCTGAAACAACTTGGAAAATACATCAGTGATGCCTTATCAAAAGCTATGGAGTCTATCAACTGGGATAAGATTTATTCCAAGGCAAGAAACTTCGGCAAAGGCTTGGCAGATTTCCTTAATGGTCTTATCAATCCGAGATTGTTTGGAAATGTTGGTAAAACGATTGCCGGGGCACTGAATACGGCGATTTATGCAACCCTTTCCTTTGGTCAGACATTTGACTGGTCAAACCTTGGAAAATCACTGGCAGAGGGAATAAATAAATTCTTCCAGACATTTGATTTTAAGGCACTTGCAGAAGATATAAATGTTTGGGTACAGGGAGTTTACAAGACAATTAAGACCATGATAGAAAATATCAAGTGGTCTGATGTTTGGAAAGGCGTAAAAGATTTTCTTTCAAACATTGATATTGAGACAGTTGAAATTCTTCTTGGAGCATTTGCCCTGAAACTTGCAGGCAAACTGTTAACAGGGAAACTTCTCAAGGAGACTATTGGAAAATTAATAGGAGCGAAATTCACAGCCGCTTTTGGTTCAACGGCGGCAAAATCATTGCTCTCTTATGCAATTCCTATTTCACTTGCTGTAGTAGTGGCAACGTTATCTTTTACGGTTGGAAAAGATAGCATAAAAAAAGATGCTAATAATTTAGAAAAAGCGTATGAAAAAGGCGGTTTTCTGCAATATCTTCAGGAAAGTTTTAAACAACTTCTTAATCCGTTTGAATGGATTAATGCATATGGCGGTGGAGTTTTGAGCCATGATACTGTGATGGACAAATTAGGCATTGGAAATGGAATGAATGTTGATGAATTTGTCAAAAATCTGCCTAAAAAGGAAGATTACAAATCATTAGATGATTTCCAAAAAGCATTAAATGAGTTCAATGATAATATGCCTAATAAATTAAATGTACCTGACAGCTTTGATCTAAAGGCGTGGATAGATGAATGGAAGAATATAAACGGATTAGATGATGTAGATTTACGAGCAGATGTCGTCCTTCCAAATTTACAGGAGAAGATTTCCGAGTTCAAAGACAATGTCAAAGAATGGTGGGGATTGAATGTAGAACTACCCGTTCGCAATAAATTAACAACAACTTTAGAGGATGTTTCTTCATGGTGGGAAGATGTAAAAGAATATTGGGGAGAAAAAAAGCTTTCAATACAGACAGAAATAGGAGAAATAAAAGGTAAAATAGAAGAAAAGTGGAATGAAGCTTTAACTTACATTCAGGAGAACATTTTCCCGTGGTTCACAAAGAAAAAGTGGATGGAAGTAGGGAATGGAATAAAAGAGGGATTGTCTGCTAAATGGGATGAGTTTTCCGATTGGTGGCAGAATACCGGAATATATAATTGGTGGGAAAATCATGTGAAGCCATGGTTTACAAAAAAAAGATGGGATGAGCAGGGAGACGGAATGAAAAAAGGTCTTTCTGAAAAATGGGGCGAATTTAGTAACTGGTGGAGTACATCTGGAATTGGTTCTTGGTGGACAAATCATGTAGAACCGTATTTTACAAAAGATAATTGGACATTCAGCGGCATTTCTGACGGATTGAAGCAGGCATTTGATAATGCTGTTGCAGGAATTAAGCAGGTATGGAATAATTTTGCAACGTGGCTTAATTCAAAACTGTCTTTTTCATGGGATTCTGTAAATATTGGTGGAAAAGAAATAATTCAAGCTGGCAATATTAACCTCGGGAAAATACCAACATTTGCAACCGGAGGCTTCCCGGAAGATGGTTTATTTTTTGCAAATCACGGAGAAATGGTCGGGCAGTTTAGCAATGGAAATACAGCGGTTGCGAATAACAGCCAAATCGTAGAAGGAATTAAAGCAGGAGTAAAAAGCGCAGTATCAGAAGCATTGACACCATATCTGTCACAAATCGCACAGAATACAAGTGAAAACAGCGGAATTAAAGTTGAATTAGACGGCAAGGTAATATATGACAGTACAGTTAAGCAATGGAAGAGTGAAGCAAGAAGAACACAGAGAAATCCAGTTCCAATATTTTAATGACAAATACCGCCACTTGTGCTAGAATTATTTTATTACAAGTGGTGGGAGGAAAAGCTATGAATGAAAAAAGTGAAACAAAATTATGCAAGTACTGTCAGACGGAGATTCCAGCTAAAGCAAAAATTTGCCCTAATTGCAGAAAAAAGCAGGGTGGGGCAACAAAGTGGTTTGTTGCGGTGGTTATAGTTGTAATTCTGTTGATTGCCATATTTGGCGGAAACGGAGAAAACAACGATGCAGTTGCTGATTCTACCGAGCAAAATAAAAAAGTTTCTTCTATTAGTACGGTAGATAACAAGGAAGCGACAAGAGAAGAAGTTTCTGATTCTGATTTTTTGGTAAAAGAGTATCTGTACGAAAACACAATAGGAGACACATTAGATTTTTTGATTGTAACAAATAATTCAAACACGGATGTCGCAATTTCTGGAAACGCTACAGCCAAAGATTTAAGCGGGAATTCAATAGGAGCCGCCGACATGAGCATTGATGTATTGGGGGCAGGAGAAACATCTATTGGTGTTTTCTATTTTGATAGTGTGTCCGGAATTGACAAGGTGGATTACACATTAGATTATGACGAAAACCCATATTATAAACCGGTTGTAAATGATTTATCCGTTGAACAGACATTTAATGATGAAAACGTTACTGTATCCGTGACCAATAACAGCGAAAATCCGGCACTTTTTGTAAGCGTGTATGCAATATTTTTTGACAGTAATAATAATGTGGTAAATTATAACAGCACATATATTACAGATTCAGACAATGAGATTAAACCTGGGAAAACTATTTCGGGGCAGCTTGATTGTTATGGAAAATACGATTATGCAGAGGTATATTTTACTGGAAGAGCAGATAAATAGAATAATAAACTAAAGGAGAAGAATGTATGTACGACAAAGAAAAAGGGATTTATCCATCTGGAGGATATCTTGTTGGTAGAGATTTACCATTGGGCGGTTATGTTTTTACTGCAAAAAACGGTCAAAAAGGTTGCGTTACTCTTTACAAAAGCTATAAAGATTTTAAAGAAGAGGAAATGGAATTAACCTATGAATACTTTGAAGAAGATTATCATTTATCGCTAATGGAAGATGGTAATTACTTATTGGTGGAAAATGCGACAATACAGAAAATATAAGAGGAAGCGCAGAGATGCGCTTCTTTTTTGATTTATTTAGCACCTATCATACACGGTAGGTGCTATTTTTATACCTATTTTCAGGAGAATAGCCATGAAAAAATATAAACCAATAGACTGGGGTAAGTGCTCGGAAAACCGGACACCAATAGGAAATCCGAATAATTGCCTTGTGGCGGATATTCTGCCGGACGGAAAAACTGAAATCTTATTTTTAAGTGATGATAACGGTGTTCATATTTGTAAATCTGAAAAGACAACTTGATTGGAGGTGTTCGCATGGCGTACAGCGGATGGCTGTTAAAGATTGGCAATTACATAGTGCCGATGTCGTTTATGAAAGCAGAAACATACAGTCCATATGTCAACATGCAGGATTTGGACGATTATACAGACGCCAACGGCTATCTGCATAGAAATGCCGTGGAGTTAAAGGCGTTAAAGGTCGAATTTGAAACCACAGCTATGCTGACAAATAAGACTTTCAATGAGGTTTTAAACAATATTAGAAGCCAGTTCACAAATGCGACAGGGAGAGCCTGCTATATCACAGCGTATATCCCGGAATATGACGATTATGTGACACAGTACGGTTATATGGCAGATTTTCAGCCTACGATATACGGAACATATGATGGAATAATTCGTTACAATTCAGTTCGGCTTGCTTTCATAGGGGGTGTGTATGGTGGTTAATTATAAATATGGCGACTTGTTCAAAAAAGATACGGTCGATAAGCAGTTATCCATCGTATCTGATGATGAAAAAATCAATATCACAAATACAGAGCTACACCAAGAAAAATTCGAATTGACCGAAAGTTTGTGTTCGGAACAGGAATTGACGTTTGGATCATGTGAAGCTGCCATGATTAAATTCACGGTGTCAAATACATTTTTGCCAATGAAGGGCAGATGGATGACAGTAAGGATGTCTCTTGGTGGACATACAGATGTTCCATTTCAGTTCGGGAGATATAAGGTTGATTCTGATACGCCTACGGCAGACAGGACGTGCCGTGATGTTGTCGCATATGATGCTCTTTATGACATTTTAAATGCAGATGTGGCAGCATGGTATAACACTGTCTTTCCATCCCATAAAGAGCAGCAGAAAGATAAAGATGGAAAAACTACGACTGTTACAGTTTATGATCCGGTCACAATGAAGCAATTCCGGGACAGCTTTTTTAATCACTTCGGGATTGAGCAGGCTGATATTATACTGGTTAATGACGGCATGTCTATTGAAAAAACAGTTGCAGTCACGGCATCCAGTGAGACAAGTTCTGATACAGAGGAATCGAGCACCATAGGCGAATCTATGAGCGGCAAAGAAGTGTTGTCCTGTATTTGTGAGATCAATGGCTGTATGGGGCATATGGGACGCGATGGAACGTTCCATTATATTTATCTGGAACAGGAGATACAGGGATTATATCCGAGAAATGACCTTTATCCGGCAGATGATCTGTTTCCGCGCGATCCAAAGAGTACGCAGATAGGAAAAGGATTCTATGTTACTGCCACATATGAAGATTATCTTGTCAAAACCATTAATAAACTTCAGATCAGGGAGCAGAAGAATGATATTGGCGTGATCGTAGGCACCGGAGACAATGCCTATGTGATCGAGGATAATTTTCTTGTCTATGGTAAAGGAACGAAAGAATTAAAAAGCATTGCAAACAATGTTCTTTCAAAGATCAGGGGGATTGTTTATCGCCCGTTTACGGCAGACTGCAAAGGAAATCCGTGCCTTGAGGTCGGGGATGCAGTGCGGCTGCCGACCAGATATGAACTGATTGAGTCCTATATTCTGAAAAGAACCCTGAAAGGTATACAGGCTTTGCGTGATGATTTGGAAGCGGATGGGGAAGAGTACCGGACAAACGGGGCGAACGGAATACAGAAAAGTATTTTAAAGCTCAAAGGCAAGAGCAATGTGTTGGAGCGAACCATTGAAAAGACACAGAGCACGATAACTGATGTTGAGAAGGGATTGCAGTCACAGATCACGCAGACCGCAACCGAAATTCGCACAGAAGTTAAAAATACAACGGATGGTTTATCATCGAGAATCACGCAAAATGCGAGCAGTATTACAGCAGAAGTTAAAAGGGCACAGGGACAGGAAGTTGAACTTGCAGCAGCTATTAAAATTAATGAGGACAAGATTACAGCGGAAGTTACGAGAGCAAGCAAAGCAGAGGGCGATTTGTCCGGAAATATAGAGGTGACCGCAACTAAGATACGGTCAGAAGTCAGTGCTTCTTTAACAGTATGGGATACCGAAGATTATGACGTTACACATTGTGGTTTCGGGAATCCACAAGATACATACCCTGCATCTTCGTATTATTCTGGACACAGTTTTTTGGATCAGAATACTGGAAAGTTTTATGGTTGCGAACCAGATGGTGGAATAAGCAGTGGAAAATACAAATGGACTCTGATAAAGAAATTTAAGCAGCTTTCATCGAGTGCGTCCAGTACGATTACGCAGTCATCAAAGCAGATCAGCTTGAAAGTATCAAAAGACAGCGTCATTTCAGAAATCAACCAGTCAGCCGAGGGCATCAAAATTAAAGCAAAACTGCTTGAATTAAAAGGTTCTATGGAAATGACCGGGGGATATATGCATATTCAAGCGGAAGAGTCTGTAGAAAACCTTATTGAATTTAAACGCAGTGGAACACTTGTACAGATGGGAACGGATGGATTTCGAACAGTGGAAGGGACGCTTGAAAGTCCTGTTCATGAATGTACGGTTCAATATAATCATGTTTCATTGCATAAAGGCGCAAACGATAATGACCACATGATGATCCATTTAGACGGAGATACCGGAGTAGGCGGATTCAGAGGTGGAGTAATTAATGGATCTGACAAAAGAATAAAAAACACAATTTTAGATTTAAGCAAAAAGCAATCATCTGAGTTTATTTATTCTTTAAGAGCAAAATCGTATCGTTATAATTTCGAAAAGGATGGATTTCATCATGGCTTTATAGCACAGGATGTTTTGGAAAGTGTGGAAAAAGGATGGAATATTTGCCCTCAAATTTTCTCAAACGGTAACGGAGAAAAGTATTACGGACTGAATTATACAGAGCTGATCGCTGATCTGGTTGCAACAGTGCAATTACAGCATGAAGAAATAAAAGAATTGAAGGAAACGGTAGGTATTCTATGATAAATGCAAAAATTCGTGAATTTGAAAACGATATTATAAATTATGTAAATTTGTGCGAGGATGTTCCAATCGAAGCTAAGTATCTGGTGTTTAAGGATATTCTGCAGCAAATCAAGGAAGAGGCAAACAGGCAGGTTACAGTAGAGCGGGAACAAATGAAGCTTGCAAAGGAAAGGGAGCGTGAGGATCATGAATAAAGCGCATATTGATATTAATTGGGAGAATTACCCGAGTGATGAAACACCGCTTAATGAAAGAAACCTCAATAAAATGGATGGCTCGATTGATATCATTGATGATCGTGTAATCACTCTTGATACCACGAAAGCCACAAAAGCAGAGGTAGCAACTCTTGTTTCAGACGTGACATTCGAGGAATCGACGGGAATTATCACAATCACGAAAAAGAACGGGTCAAAGGTTACGATCGATACGCAGATGGAGAAGATCGCGATCAACTTCGATTACAATCCGACTACACAGCAGATTATTTTGACTCTGATCGATGGTACGAAGCAGTATATAGACCTGTCGGCACTGATTACACAGTATGAGTTCCTTGATTCGGATACCGTGGCTTTTTACATTGACAAAGACGGAAAGGTATCAGCTATTGTCAAAGAGGGAAGCATTGAGGAAAAGCATTTAGAGCCTAACTATCTTGCGAAAATCAAAGTGGAAGTGGCAAAGGCAGAGTCAAGCCAGCAGGCAGCGGCAATGTCTGAAATAAACGCCAAAGCAAGTGAGAATGCCGCAAAAGCCAGTGAAACAGCGGCAAAAACATCCGAAACCAATGCCAAAGCGTCAGAGACAGCAGCGGCGAAGTCAGCCACGGCGGCAGCAATATCCGAGACTAACGCAAAAGCCAGTGAGACATCCGCCAGTCAGTCTGCAGCCACAGCCACAAGTGAAGCGGCATCTGCCAGCCAGTCCGCCAGTACCGCCATAGATAAAGCCACAATCGCAACGCAGAAAGCAACAGAGATCATCGGTAAAGCCGAATCTGCAGCAGATAGTGCAACCAAAGCACAGAGTTATGCTGTTGGTGGTACAGGAAGCAGAGAGGGCGAGGATTCTGACAATGCCAAGTATTACTATCAGCAGGCAAAAGATGTATCAGAAGGACTTAAAGGTGGATTGCAGCCACACGGAACAGTTGCATTTGCAGATCTTCCGGCACTTGCGGATGTTAGCACAGGGTGGATGTTCAATATTTCAGACGAATTTACAACCACGGATGATTTTAAAGAGGGAGCTGGGAATGTAATTCCTGCCGGAGCAAACATCTATAAAACATCAGATGAAAAATGGGACGTGCTTGCCGGAACTCCGGTAACTGGAATTAAAGGTGTCAAAGAAGATTCTTTTCGCCGTGGAAATGTAGTGCTTACGGCAGAAAATGTTGGCGCAGTACCAACCGGCGGAGATACAGCAGAGAATACAGCAACTTTTACGAGTAGTGATGTGGCAGACGGATCAGCGTCAGCGTGGACGACTGTATCAAAATTATCAAGCGGCGAAAAACACTCTTCAATTTTTGCAAAGGTGTCACAGATGTTCAAGAATGTGCGGTATCTCTATAAAATGCTTGGAACGACAGACATTTCTAAGATTGGGAATGGTACTTGTACCGGGGCGATATCATCGTTAAACAGCGGTTTAGCAAATAAGTATTTTATTAAAATAATGAAAAGCGACTGGTCTGGAATTATGGGTTCGCTTATGCCAATGTTTAATATTAATAATGATAATATGATAGATCTCATTGCACACAACGAGCAGAATGATACTTATCCTGGCGTACGAGTTGCCCGTGCTAGTGCAGATTATGATGGTAATAACATTCCAGACACATATTTAAAAAAGTCAGATGCCAAAAATAATGTATCTGTCTTATCCAATACTGCAACAAATTATAATGACCAGACTCCTGTCGTGCAGTATTTCACTGTCCCGGATGATGGGTATTATCTTATTACAGGTCTTGTCACTTTCAGTTCAAACGCAAATGGGTTTCGTGAAGTTTTTATAACAAATACAACATCTAACTATGTCATGGGACGAGTCAGAGTTCCTGCGGTATCCGGCGGTGCAGTAACTTTACAGGTAACGAGTGGTGGCACTTTCGGACCGGGACAGACTGGTACACTCAGTACTTATCAGAACTCAGGTTCAAATCTTAATGTGCAGGAATGGTTAAGTATGGTAAAGATCGCGCCTAAACTGTAAAATTTAAGGATTTTTAACTTCTGTTTTACGAATAAAGCGGACAACTTGGCACAAAAGAAAACTTGTGCAGAAATATAATAAAATCAAGAGCCTAAGAGCCGATTACATGACCATGTGTTGTGTAGCCGGCTCTTTTGCATAAAGCCTGCGGGCAGAAAGGGAAATTATGCACTTAAAATTCATCACAGATAACTGGCAGATGCATAATTTTCAACCAGTAATTAATTTTTTAACAAAATTTAAACTAATCAATCGACATTCTGTGACAATAAGAAATTTAACTGTCGAAACTTGCGACCGAAAGAAATTGAATGTTTGCGGGAAAATTTGTAAAATAAAATTGTCCGATAAGGGCACTTCAAGTTCTGGCTGAGGGGCGGGATAAGGCGTTTTCTTGTCCCTCAACTACAAACGAGTTTGTAATTTGTAGCAATTTGTCAAATGGGGTTGACGGTATCGAACATAAGTTCTATAATTTGTGTATCGCTATCGGAAGTGCGGAATGATTGGAGGAGAATAAGATGGGGGAAAAAGATTGCAATGAGGAAACAGCGTTTTACAAGGAAAAAATAACTGAAATGGTCGTTAAGTGCGACAACGAGCGATTTTTGAAATTTTTATATAACACAATACTTTCATTCAAAAAAAAGTGGGGCATTTAGTGCCCCTCTTTTTCATGCCAATAGGTTATATTGTCAAATATAGTCTGTCGATGTTCTTTGCTAAGTTCCATTAGCATTTTCAAATTATCTAGCAATTCATTATCCGACATAAGGTCTGGAAGAATATCTGGTGCATTTTCTAAATTATCTTCCCAACCCATTAAATAAGATGGAGAAACTTCAAGAACTTTCCCAATAATTTCTATTTTATCACTTGGAATATTAGTAATAATGTTGTTTTCATATTTATATAGTGTTTGCTTTGAAACTTTCATTTTCTCTGCAAGCTCTACTTGTGAAATACCTAAAAGCTCTCTCTGCTTTTTTATCCTATCTCCGATTGTCATTTGAGTTTCCCTCCTTTCCTATTGGTAACTTTATTATAACACAAAAAAGTTACTCGTCAAGAAAAAAATAACTTGACAAGTTACCAAAATGGAATATAATGAAAGTAACTTCAAAAGTTACGAAGTTAGAAAGGAGTAGTAAGATGGTTGATACAAACAAACTTCGCGGCGTTATTGCTGAAAATGGCAAAACACAGGCTGATGTTGCGGAAATGATTGGAGTTACGCCAAAAACATTTTATATGAGAATGAGTAAGGGCGTTTTCGGAAGTGACGAAATTCAGGTTATGATTGATAACCTTCACATCCAAAATCCAATGGATATTTTTTTTGCAAAGAAAGTAACTTAAAAAGTTACCAGAAAGGAGAAGAGATGATGAAAAAAATCAAGGATTGTGCCGTTGCATTTTTTAATAAGCATTTTGTGAAGTGGAAGTTTTTGCAGAGCATACTTATTATTCCATTTATTAAAGATGGGAAAATGTATTTGCATGTTTCACAAGTATGTGGAGGCGGACCGAGAGTGGTAAAAAGAACTTTCCTCATTGAGCATTTGGTTGATAATAACTTGGCGGTTACAAACCAAACGCTCGAAGAAGAAAAAAGAGTGTTTAAAAATCCTACATTACTTTAATCCATGTAGTATATCCACATTCTTTGCATTCTGGCAGCATTTCGCCTTGCTTTACAGTGACGATTCCCTTTTTATTTTTACCGCCACATTGCATACATACATATATACCTTTATCAACAGTTTCATATGTAGCGAATGTTTCAGAATAACCACTATCCATATTTACACCACCTTTCCTATTAAATAAGGAAAGTATATCACAGAAAGGAAGTGAAATAAATGAGCGAACAGGAAAAGAAAGTTGTTGAAAAACTCAAAGAAGCCATTCCAAAAATGAACGACTTTCAGAAAGGCTACGTTCTTGGCATGGTTGAGGGTTCAGCAAGCGTTTCAAAAAATCAGCCAGTAGAAGAGACTGGGAACTCAAAAACAGAAGAATAGAAAACAAGATATTGATAGTTGAGAAATTTGTCGGAATTTGCAGATTAAATGTGTTTGTAACACAGGAAATCAGTTGATACAATTAATATGCGACGGCGGCAGGAAATGAGTTACATTATTGCTTTATTTTCCGCATCATCTTTAGTATTTTATTTAATCTCTTTTGTACTTTTTTAAATCCTTTGTATAGGTCGATTGTCATGGATGTTACGGTTAGAATTATGAAGAAGTCGTAACCGGTAACACGCCATACCAATAATGAGATAAGTATACTAACGATTTTCATGATAACAGTTCCTTTCATGATGGCCGCCGCCGTACATTAATTGTATCAACAAAGCAAAATAGAGACAACCAGTATTTTCCAACTATCAAGCGGTAGTTGGATTTTTTATTGCAAAAATCCGGAAAGGAGAAGAATGAATGAACAATTTAGAAACAACCAAAATGCAGACACCAATCGAAATTGCACTTGGTGTCGATGAAAACGGAATGACTACAGCAAGCAAGCTATATTCTTTCTTGGAGCTGAACCCAAGCAATTATTCAAAGTGGTGCAAGACAAACATTACTGAAAACGAGTTCGCAGAAGAAAACATTGATTTTACTCGGTTCGTACTTGAGTACGAGTCGGGAGTTGGAACTAAAAAGAGAGAAGATTTTAAATTGACTTCCAAGTTTGCTAGAAAGCTATCCATGACCCAGAAAAACCATAAAGGTGAACTTGCAAGAGATTATTTTGCAACGCTTGAGGATAAGGCAAAAGAAATGGCAATCAACCGTTCACAGCTTTCGCCACAAATGCAAATGTTTTATGCCATTGCTGATGGACAGGCAAAAATGGAACTGGAACAGAAACGGCAGGCGGAACAACTGAACCATGTGGAACGGAGAGTTGAGAGCATCCGAGAAGTGGTTGCACTTGATACAACATCATGGCGTGATGATACTGGAAATATTTTAAGAAAGATCAGCATGGAACTTGGTGGCGGGCAGGCATACAGCCAAGTAAGAGCCGAAAGCTACGAACTGTTGTCAAAGCGAATGGGTGTAAATCTGAAGCAGCGGCTGACTAACAAGCGCAGGAGAATGGCTGACGAGGGTATCTGTAAATCAACCAGGGACAAATTATCCTATGTGGATATTATTGCAGAGGACAAGAAGTTGATCGAAGGATATACAGCCATCGTGAAGGAAATGGCAATCAGATACGGAGTTGGAAAGGATTAACAGGAGGTATTCATGGATAGACAAATGAACATTGCTTTAAGAAAGACATTAGATCAGATCGGCGTAAAACATAGCCTTAAGGGTTACGGTTACATAATAAGTGCGGTTGAGAAATGTCTTGAAAACAGAAGTAAACTTATCAGCATTATTAAAGGACTCTATACTGAAATCGCAGAAGAAAACAGCGATACAGTCTGGAGAGTAGAAAGATCAATCCGGCACGCGATAGAAGTTACTTGGACAAATGGCAATACAAATGCGATCAACAAAATTTTTGGCTATACGGTTTCAGTGGAAAAAGGAAAACCGACAAATTCAGAGTTTATCGCATTAATAACAGATTTTGTTTCCTTGTATGGTGATGAGATTGCCAATGGTTCCTATAAGTGGTAGGAGTGATGTGTCTATGAAGAAGTTAGCAAAGGTAATTGAATTAGCCGGTGCGTTACTCTTTTTTCTTGGAATCAGCGCAGATGCAACAGTAAATCCGATGGTAGCTATTCCTGTGTTAGGTGGATTATTACTGATCTACATAGGATGCAAAGTGGATGGAGACTGGCAGGAAGCAGAAGAAATAGTCGAGGATCATGTTTTTAAAGATGAAGAAACAGACGATGGAATTATTTATATATGCGACAGCAACGAAGATAAAGAGAAACTTCCTTATTATAAAGAAGTTATGAAAAAGAAAAGGAATCATCCGAACCGACCAAAGCTGAATGATTCCCAATCAAAGCAATAGCATAAGCTATTTGCGCCTATTTTAGCATAAGAAAAGGAGAAATTCAAATATGAGAGCAGAAAACAATAAAGTGGAACTTACAGGAACGATTATCTCAGAGCCGGAATTTAACCATGAGGTGTTTGGAGAGGGATTTTATAATATGCACCTCAAAGTGGATAGATTAAGTGGGACGGCTGATATTATCCCATTAATTATTTCAGAGAGATTAATCAATCTGAATGATAAATACACGGGCACTGCCGTTAATGTTTCCGGTGTGTATAGTTCTTATAACAAACATGAGGAAAAGAGAAATCGTCTGTTATTATATGTATTCGTCTGTGAAATTGAAAAAGCGAATCCGGGAGAACATACAGATTTGAACAAAATCCAGCTTGACGGATATGTATGCAAAGAACCGATTTACAGGAAAACACCACTTGGAAGAGAAATTGCAGATTTATTAATCGCAGTCAATCGTTCCTACGGAAAATCAGATTATATCCCATGTGTTGTTTGGGGTAGAAATGCAAGATTTGTTGGTCAGTTGGAAGTAGGAACTCATATTGAGATCAATGGACACATTCAGAGCCGCGGATATATTAAGAAATATGAAGATGGAACAGAAGAACAGAGAACAGCATATGAGGTTTCTGTAAGCAAAATAGATGTATTGGAGGGAAAATAATATGGCAGAGAATATAATTGCAATTCCGGTAGAGGAATATGCAGATTTGATCGCAAGCAGGGAAAAGTTACATACAGTCTGCAGACTGATAGCAAATGAGCACAGAAAAGATGTTGAGCTGCTTGGTTCAAAGTCAACATCAATCAATTCAGAATTGATTGAAACTGCACTTGGATATGTTGAAGATAAAACACTTCTTGATGCGGCATTTCAGAAATATAGAGAGAAAAAGGAGCGTGAAGCAGAATGAGAATGATTTTAAAGTCGTTACATCTTGAAAATTTCAAGGGAATCAAAAACCTTGATGTAAATTTTTCAGACAAGACAAAGATTAAAGGACAGAATGCAGCAGGAAAGACAACCATATTCGATGCGTTTACATGGCTGCTTTTCAATAAAAACAGTGCCGGAGAGGAAAAGTTTAATGTTCGACCATTAGATAAGGACGGAAACCGCATTGATAATGTAGAAATTAAGGTTGTGGGAGTTATTGACGTTGATGGGAAAGAAGTGGAACTTTCAAAGGTTCAGAAGCAGAATTGGGTTAAGAAACGTGGTACTGATACTGTTGCATTGCAGGGAAATGTCAATTCATTTGAGATTGACGGTTATCCAAAAAGTGAAGCTGATTTCAAAGAATATATTTCCAGTCTGGCACAGAGCGAGGATATGTTCAAGATGCTGGCCAATCCGCAGTATTTCTCTTCCATGAAATGGAAAGAGCAGCGGGATATTCTGATGCGCCTTGTAACGGATGTATCGGATGTTGAACTGGCGCAGACAGATGCTAAGTATGCCCAATTACTCGGCGAGTTGGAGAAAGCACCGTCCACGGATGATATTCGTGCAAAATTTCAGAAAGCTCTTACAGAGTGGAAAAAGAAACAGTCAGAGATTCCGGTACGTATTGATGAAGCCGAGAAATCCAAGGTTGATGTTGACGTGGCAGAGCAGGAACTTGCAAAGGTAGATCTGGTAAGAAGAATCGCTGAATGTGACAAGAAAATGGAGAATGCCGGTAGCACGTTAGGCGATTTGAGAAGCAAGGAAATGCAGTTGCAATTTGATATGTCCGGCATTATGCAGGTCATGAATGACGAACTTTCCGCAAAACGTAGAGGTCTTGACAGTGCCAAGGATGATGCAACACGAGAGTTCAATGACTTACATAATCAGATTCAGTCTGCGGAAAATCAGATCAAGGCAAATGAGAAGACAATTTCCGATACAGATGCAGAGCGGAAAAATCTTGGTGTTGAATACAATGCAGAATTTTCCAAGGCATTTGATGAAATGCCATATCTCTTTGACGAATCCAAGTGGAAATTTGATGAATCTACAACGGTTTGTTCCTTATGTGGTCAGAAGTTGCCGCAGGATAAGATTGAGTCTCTTAAGGCTGATTTTGAGCAGAAAAAGGCAGATGCCAAGGCACGTGCCACCAAGCAGTTAGAGGATGCACGCAAAGCATTTGATGATGCAAAGGGCGCAAAACTTAAAGGTCTGATTGACAAGGGCAACGCTTGCAAGGCTGATATTGAGCGATTGACAAAGGAAAACGCCAAGTTGCAGGAAGACATTGTGGCACTCAAAGAGCAGGAATCCAAGGCACTTGCAAAGCAGAATGATTATGCAAAGCAGTTATCCGAGATCCCGGCAGAAGCTGATTATTCGCAGAATGAAGAGTATGTGAAGCTGAAAACAGAGCATGACAAGATTCTTGCTGATATTGCAAAGGTTGAATCCGAGGGCGCAGACAAGGTTGTTACTGATTTAAAAGCCGAGAAAGCCGATCTGCAGAGTCAGCTTGAAGAGGTGAACAAGGTTATCGCGCAGGCGGCTAACAATGTGGCGATTGATGATCGTATCGAAACGCTTCGTGACGAGCAGAAAGAAATCGGGCAGAAAGTTGCCGATCAGGAACAGATGCTTTATCTCTTGGAAGAGTTCATTCGTTTCAAGCTGGATAAGGTTTCAGAATCTATTAACAGCCATTTCAAGACCGTAAATTTCAAACTCTTTGAAATGCAGTTAAATGGCGGTATGAAAGATTGTTGTGAGTGTACTGTGAATGGCGTTCCGTATTCGGCTTTAAACAGTGGTCATAGAATCGTAGCCGGACTTGATATTATCCGTTCTCTTAGCGAGTTATACGGTGTGAGCGTACCGATTTTCGTAGATAACGCCGAATCGCTGAATGAATTTAATGTGCCGGATATGGATGCACAGTTAATTCTTTTGAGTGTTTCCGAGGATAAACAGTTGAAAGTGGAGGGTGTGTAAATGAAAGAAGAATTATTGAAAATAGCATCGGAAAGTTTATCTTCGGATGAAGTAAGTGAAATTGTCAAAGAAAAATTTATGAATGCATTGGGAGGAGCAATCGAAGATGCTTTTCGCTGGGGAGATGCAAAGCATGCCATTGAGAAAAAGGTAAAAGAAGTAATGGTTCCATACATTGAGAGTTATGATTTTTCAGAGTACCTTCCTAAACTTGATTCTGTTTTAACAGAGATTGTTAATTCGGATTTCTGTATTGGAAATAAAAAGATTTTGGAGAATTTTAAAGACCTTATGATGGAGCCGGAGCAGAAAGAAATCAAACTTACGGATTTGTTCAAGGCATGGATTAAACAATGTGAAAGGGATATTGACACAGAAGATTTAGACATTGATTACGATGATGGCGTTTCTTATCAATACGTGGAATGTGAAATGCGGTTTGAGCTGGAAGATAAGCCATCATGGAGCAGTGTGCAAAGAGCAGTTATCACATTTGAAAATGAGCATGATGAAAAACTGAATGTTGAAATTCCTGTGTCAAAGTGGATATGGGATAACGGAAAAGAAGAACCATATACACTTTCTTCCTATAAGGATTTGACGATTTCGTCACTTAGAAACTTGAGTGAATTTGAGGTGCTACTCTTGAGATTATCCAGAGCTAAAACGGCTATCGTTATTGATAAGGAATATGATGACAGTTATATTCGACCGGAAAAAGAACCGGAAGCGGATTTTCACTAAGAAAGCGAGGATGTAGAATGTCAAGAGTAGGGACAAGCAACAACATCACACAGCCGGATGCACGGTGTATGTCGTGCAAGCGTTGGAAGAGTGCAAGTAAGGGGTTCTGGGAAAGAGCCGGACATTGTTCTCTTCCGTATTGCGAGAAAGATATGAGAAATAAAGGAAAGAGAGGTCGTGTACATGGATGATATTGAAAAATTGAAGGCTGAAAACTCGGATTTGCGAACAAAGGTAGATGAACTTATGAGTAATAAATATTGCCTTGAAGAAAAACTTAGAAAAGTCTCAGGAACAAACGAAAGACTTTTGCGTATTCTTGAAAATTTGTCAAATGGATATGTGAAAAAGGAGGGTTAATGATGCATTATATCAAAGCAAAGTTTCCAAACAGCACCAGAAGTTATACATACCGCACCGAGGATTCCGTAAAAGCCGGTGACACGGTTGTAAATGCCAAAGGTGCAAAGCTGACGGTCACGGATGAAACCGTGGATATGAAGTGGGTGGAAACCTACGGCGCTGATAAGGTGGCGATTGTGAAGAAATGTGAGGAAAGCGAGGAAAAGCAGTGAAACTTTATTTTTATGGACTTAATTCGGACGGAATCTCCGTCACAGAAGTGGAAGTGATTGAAAAACCAAAGACATATTATCCAGTTGATAAGAAAAGAGGTTTTCCAAATTGCATGAGCTTTGTTAGAAAAGAGGACGAAGGGAAAATTACTGGCTATTATGAAAGTATTTTCCTTACAAAGCCGAATTTCGATTATGCAAAGGAAAAGTTTAGAGAAGCCGCAGAAAAGGAACTTAAATCAGCAAAAGAAAAGTTTGAAATAGCAGAAAACAAATTAAAAATCATCATGGAAAGCGAGGAAAAATAATTATGGCAGAAACAAAGAAACAGGAAGTTGCGGCACAGGGAAAGCAGGAAATGAATACACAGCTTTCCTATTATGCGAACCAGTACACAGGACTTATTGAGCGTGACTTCGCAGAACACGGACTTGTGTTTGACGATTATTCCAAGCAGTGTGCTATGGCATCTATGAGTGCAATTTACAACCTTGTTACATCTAACAAAGCCGCTATGAGCAACTTGAATGGTTCTAATTTGAGACAGGTTATTGGACAGGTATCAAGCCTTCAACTTAATGCCAATGCGGTGCCGAGGGAGTGCTACTTCCAGTTGAGAAGTAAACAGGATGCAAACGGAAACTGGTACAAGGAAGTAGAAATGGGAATCGAAGGAGACGGAAACGATGCGCTTCTCCGTAACTTTGGTGTTGATGTTAAAAAGGTATATCCAGTATGGCTTGTGAAAGAAGGGGATGAATTTACATATCCGAAGCACAGAGGTGTTGAAGTTACGCCGCCGGAGTGGGAAGAAAAAGGATTGTCACAGAAAGTAATCCGTGTTGTTTATCCTGTTGAAATGAATGACGGAAAAATCGAGTACATGATTGCAGAGCGTGAAAGCGTAAAAGGGAATCTTTTCGCTCATGTCCGTAATAATCTGTTGAATGAAACTTTCGGACTTGTAAAAGGTGGCAAAAAGACACGTTATGATGCAACAGAAGCAGAAAAGAAAGCTATCGCAGAAAAGAAAAATGAAATTCTGAAAGCACTTTTAGCCTGTGAGACTATTGAAGATATGCTTGCTTGTGAAGTTGCAAGACCATATATGAGTGCCGCATGGCTTGATACATCGGAATCTATGATTGTTCGTAAAATGCGTAATAACGCCATTAAAAAGCATCCAAAAGACCTTAATGCTATTGCAAAACAGTCTCTTATGCAGATGGATGAAACTTATCAGCAGACGCAGGAAGAAATTGCGGAAAATGCCAATTCAGAGCCATTTGTTGTAGCTGAATCCGAAGCTATTGAGACCGGGAGCGAAGTAGTTGAACCACAGCCAGAAAAAGTAGCCGGAGAAGTCGTTGAGAATGACGAGAACGTACCGGACTTTATGAAAGATTAGAGGTGGATGTATGAGAGTTATATCACAGAATGGAACGCTTGATGTTCCATATGAACAAGTTATTATAAGCAGATACAGAACCAGTATATTTTTCATTAACAAGAGCTTTACAAATAAGAAAACGATAGCGGACGATACTGAATTAGCCGTGTACTCTACGGAAGAAAAAGCGCGGAAAGCTATGGAAGACCTGCAATATGCGTATGCATGCCGTAATATAGCGATGTTCGACAAAGAAAAAGCTATTTATATTCCGAATGATAAAATGACTAAAGCTGTTATTGGAGGTGTCTTTCAGTTCCCAACAGAGGAAGAATTGGAGTAGTCTATGGAAGTTTCATCTTATTTAGAGTTCGTGCAGAAAGGCATGGAAGATAATATTTACAATTTCTGCAAAGACGGAAAATGTAGCCAATGCGGTAACTGCTGTTCAAACCTCTTACCTATAAGTAGAAAGGAAGTAGATGCCATTCACAGATATATCCGTAAGAATCATATCAAAGAGTGCAAACATCTTCTTCCCACTGCGAATAGAACGTATGATATGACATGCCCTTTTCTTGATACGGATAAGAGTTGCGAGAAATGCAGAATCTATCCGGTTCGACCAGAAATTTGCAAGCAATTTATCTGTGACAATGAGCAGAGAGCAAAGCATAATAGGGCATTGTTTGGACAGACGAGACAGATTATTGATGTGAGGAGTGAGTTCTTTAATGAGACTTAAAGTCTTAGGTTCCGGTTCATCCGGCAACTGCTATATTTTGGAGAATGAAAACGAAGCCTTGATAATCGAAGCTGGGTTGCCATTCATGGAAGTCAAGAAAGCCTTGAATTTCAATGTAATGAAGATAGTCGGCATGATTTCCAGCCATGAGCATGGAGACCATTATAAATATTTCGAGCAATATAAAAATGCAGGAATCAATTCGGCTTGCTTTGGTACAGGAATTCCCGAATATGATGCCGATAAAATGAAGTATTATCTTGTTTCTATGGGGAAATTCAGAATTAAAATTTTTCCATTAGTACACGATGTTCCTTGCTATGGCTTTTACATTACGCATCCAGAAATGGGTAGTTTGGTGTATGCATCTGATACCGAGTACATCAAATACCGATTCAAAAATGTCAATCATTTTATGGTTGAGAGCAATTACGATATGCAGTTTGTGAACCGAGAAGAGCCAAATTACGAACACAGATTAAGAGGTCATATGAGCTTACCAACGGCACTTGACTTTATTTCTACTAACGATAATCCGGCATTGCGAAATGTCGTTCTAATTCACTTATCAGATAAAAGCGGAGATCCCGCACTATTCAAACAAAAGACAGAAGAAACAGTTAAATATGGAGCAAATGTTTATATTGCAGAAAAAGGATTAGAGGTTGATATGAACCTTTGCCCGTTCTGAAAAGAGAAAAAATGAAATTATACAGTTATTTTTTCTGCGGTGAAAAGCTGGAAGAAAAAGCATTTGAAGCAAAGGAATGTTCTAAGACATATACCGCCTTAGAACGTGGAGTCGGTTGTATATATAAGGGTATGAGAATTAATAAAGAGAGCATTGGCAATCTTATTGAACATTCTAATACAATCGTATTCTTGGAAGAAAGCAGGAATGCGGCGATTGAAGCGTTCATTTCAAGAGAAAAGAGACGTGCGGATTTTGCAAAAAGAAATCTCGACCGTGCACAGGAAAACATTGCGCATCTTGAAAAACTGAAATAGGTTGTAACACCTTGGCATTTGCCTAAAAGAAACCAATTCATGCGGTATCTGATCTTTGGCAATGAGTTTAATATATCACAAAAAACTAAATTGAAAGCCATGAGATACCTTTGGCGGTTGCTAAGAGTGACCGCCAGAAAGGAGTATACGTGTTAATAATTGAGGATAAAGGACAGAAAGAGGGCTTGCATATCCTTAAGAATAGATATTTCAAAAGCCACGATATGGAAGTCTTGCGTGCACCATTGCCGGTTGGAGATTACATAATTGCCACAGACAAGGTAGCGGATGTTATCCATAGAAAATCAGCTAGAAAAATGGAACTTAAAAAGATGGATTTCCTTGGAACTTATGATGTATCTGTAGATACTAAGAAAGATATGCAGGAGATTGTAGGAAACATCTGCGGACGTCAGCATGGAAGATTTCGTGATGAGTGTATTCTTGCTCAAAACAACGGAATCAAACTTTATGTATTGGTAGAAAACGAAGATGGAATCAAATCCATTGAAGATGTTTCTAAGTGGAACAATCCACGAGTAGACCGGTATAACAATATTGCATATATGCACACACTTGGAAAATTGCTGAATGTACCGCTACCGAAAACAAAGCCGACATCTGGCAAGGTATTGGCAAAAGCTATGTTGACAATGCAACTTAAGTATGGCGTTGAGTTCGTATTTTGTCGCCCGGAAGATGCAGGGGCAAAGGTTATTGAATTGCTTGGAGGTAGTGAAAATGGCGGGGAATAAGCGGTATTACTGGCTTAAACTGATGGATGATTTCTTTGACAGTAAACGAATCAAGAAACTCCGTAAGATGGCTGGCGGTGATACATACACGATCATATACCTTAAGATGCAGTTGTTGTCGTTGAAAAAGGGCGGCTACTTAGAGTATTCCGGCTTGGAAGATGAATTTTACAAAGAGATCGCCCTTGATATTGACGAGGACGAAATCAATGTTCAAGTAACGATTCAGTATCTTCTTTCCTGCGGATTGCTTGAAACATCAGATTCCATTGAGTACAAGTTGCCATTTGTGCAAGATAACCTAGGAAGTGAGACTGCAAGTACAAGAAGAAGTCGTAAATCTAGGGAAAATGCACAAAAAGCGTTGCAATGCAACAGTGGAGCAACGGAGTGCAACATTTTGCAACAAAATTGCAATGTAGAGATAGATATAGAGAAAGATATAGATACAGATATAGAGATAGAGAAAGAAAATACAAAAGAAAGCGTGCCTGCATCTGATTTGGACTTTGACGCGGAATGGGGATGGGAATACACGATCAATGCATATCCAAAGAAAACGTCGTTAACGTCTGCCAAGGTAGCATGGATGGACAAGCTTTTAGAAGTTATCGAGCCGAACAGGAAAGCCGTTGCAAAGCTGATATATGAGGCTACAGTGGCATATGTTACTGACTATATAGAGAAGAATCCGGATGATACAAATTATCGTTATATTCCGAAATATGGTGATTGGCTGAAAGAGGATTGCGATTACTGGATTCGTCAAGTTGAGAAACGAAAGCGAGGTGAGAGCAGTTGACGGAAGCAGAAATTGGAGTGATCGGATGTGTATTGATTGACAATGATTCCATGTACAAGGTTTATAACAAATTGAAGCCGGAAATGTTCAGCTCTGAATTTTGCCAAGATGCTTTTGCTGAAATGCTTGCCATGTATGATCGTGGAGAAAATATTAATGTCGTTTCACTGTCTCAGACACTTGAAAACCACAAATGGGAGCCGGAAATGATTGCCGGGGAGCTTAAGGAATGTATTGCCGCAACTCCGTTATCGACAGCAATGAAAAACTATGCGGATGCAGTCATTAAGGATTGGCGGGCAAGGGAAACGAAAAGCCTTTTCCAGAGAGTGAGCCTTAGACCATGTGATATTGATAATTCGATCGCGGAAGTTCTTACAAGGCTTGAAGAAATCCAAGTTAATCAGTTGAAGAAATCTAAGTTGATGAAGCAAATCGTATCAGAGAACAAAGATAAATACTTCAATGATGATGTGGGAGAGGACAGGGTAAAGACAGGATTTTACCATCTTGACGATTGCCTTGGCGGTCTTGAAGGCGGAGACATTACAGTTGTTGCCGCGAGACCGGGAGTTGGTAAGTCTGCTATTGTGGCACAAATAATCGAGAATATGGCAAGAAAAGGCTATAACACTTGTTACTACAACATGGAGATGAACAACAGTCAGATTTATGAAAGGTTTGTTTCAAGAATGTCAAAGATTGGTCTGACAAGAGTTCGCAGGGCAAAGGCTTTTCTTGGTGGAGAGAAAGAAGCCTTTGACAAGGCAAATGATGAGCTTGAAAAATATCCGATCACAATTGACGATCAGACAAATGTTATTGAGGAAATGAGAACGCAATGCAGGCATCAAAGATATGACGTGATCGTAGTTGACTATCTGCAATTGGTACGGTGTAACCGGAAGTTCAATAATCGTGCATCCGAAGTCGGGGAAGTTTCGAAGCAATTCAAAGCACTTGCGAGAGAGCTTCACGTTCCGATCATCCTATTGTCACAGCTTAACCGAGTATCGGAAATGAATGTAACGAAAGAGCCTACAATGTCCGAATTAAGAGAATCCGGAGATATTGAGCAGGATGCTTCCAATATTATTCTTATGTGGAATTTGGATGAAGACAGAAAATTTAAAGGCTTGAAAGTTGAAAAGAATCGACAGGGTACACCGTTTAGAGAAGTTGTTCAGTTTGAAGGTGATCGTATGGAATTTATCGAGCGAACCGAAACCATTGAACAGATTCAAGCACGGATGCGACAGAAAGACGGTTTCCGAGAAGTATGTGGCAGCACACCATTTGATTAAAAGGTGAATGATTATGGCAAGTAAGAAATTTGAAAAAGGTTCCGAAGAGTGGCAGTTTTTTAATGACTATTATAAATTCCGGCAGCAGTTTTATGAAGCTGATAACGAAGATGAGTGGTTTCAAGGAATGATGGAAGCAGGGGAAATGCTAATTAAAAAATATGCACGGACAAATATATCAAAATATGTTCAAAGTCTTGTATTTAGCCATTTTGAGGATGTAGAGAGGAGATGGAAGAGCAAATGAGTAATGCACTGGCAAGAAAGAAAAAGCGGATGCAGCCACTTGGATATTCCAAGAGTGAACTGATCGGAATACAGAGACACGCCAAGGCACAAAGCAATGCGGATTATCTAATAGAGGAATCCTATTATAACGTCCGTATGATGGCATATCAGGCACTGCATGATAAGTTCGGATTCGGACACAAAAGAATCATAAAGGTTGAGCAGACTATTGATGCATATGTGGAGAATGCAAAGGATGGAACGACAGGCGAGGAACTTGGTTTTTATCTGAAAGATAAATGCAAGATTGACGTGCGAAAGGAAACAAATAAGATTCCGTATCGTGAGAGTTTTTATCTGGTAGAGAGAAAGATTGCACCGAACTGCATGATACAGGCAAATAAGTTTTTGCTGGCACAGGTATTTAATTATTTTGCTATGTTGGGTGTCTGCCTTAAAACACAGTTTAAATTTTCGGGAAATCAGATCAGACAGGTTTATGAGAGAATCAGATATTTGATTAACTGCCTTGCTACCGGATATGAAACCATGACGGGGATCGCAAGTGTACTGGAATGGGAATGTAAGTACATTGATAAGCGGTTTATCGGAAAGACGTATGAAATATAGGAGGAATGGTTGATGGACAAGTTAGCTGTGGAACTGCAGGATGGATATTTTGTGGAGATTGATTCTCTGAATTACACCCTGAGGTAGAGATACGCCGGACAGGATAAGGACGGCAACGAAAAAGAGAGTGTTCGAACAATCGGATATTTTGGAAACATGAAACAGTGCGTCAAGGCTTTGTTAGAGCGTTATCGAGGGAGTTATCTGAAAAGGCACAGATTTCCCTTGGCGAATATTTAGAACTGTTGGATAAGGCCTATACGAGGTCAGAACAGCTTGTAAACAGTCTTGGGAAATGACGGAGGTATAAATTGCACGGAGAAAGCAAAGAGAGACGCAGAATCATAGCAGAGATGGAAAACCGTCAGACGAGAATACCAAAGCATCCAAACCCGGATGCATTGAGAGATTTTAAGGAAGTACCGTATCAGTTGCGGTATGGGAAGGAGAAGAAGGATGCTGAATAGAGAAAAATATGCGGAAGAGATTTTAAATATTGCGTGTGATGGATGCAATATTGCGTTAATTAATGGGAAACTGGAAAAATGCAGGGGAGTCTGCAATAAATGCGATTTTTGCGATAATGACATTAGAAATGCTGGTCGTTGCAGAGAAAAAGCAAAAGAATGGGCGAACGGCCAGTATGTTGATTGGAGCGAAGTTCCAGTCGATACACCGATTTTGGTCAGAGATTCTGAACTTTTTGCGTGGAGCAAAGAACATTTTGCAAAATATGAAGATGAAACGGTTTATACATGGGATTACGGAAAAACGTCATGGAGCACATACGACGGTAAAATGAGTAGCTATAAATATGCTATGTTGCCGGAAAGTGAGGATCAGAATGAAAATAAGCAGGATTAAAAACCGGATATCTGAGGTAGCAACAGAAGCCTGTGGGTATTCTCCTCTAACAAAAGTGGTTTCGGAGGAAGAGATCAACAGAATTTTGGAGCAGGAAAGCGGATGGATTCCATGCAGTGAGCAGATTCCAGAAGAACCGGAAGAAAATCCGTTATTTGAGGGAAAATGTCTTGAAGTGTATTTGGTAACAACAAAATACGGAAGTAGTGAGCAAGACAAGGTATACCCATTTAGAGCATTTTGGAATGGAATTAATTTCACGGATGGAATGAATATTCTGGACGTTATTGCTTGGATGCCGCTACCAGAGTCATACAGAGAAAGTGAGGAATGATATGAAAGATGGAATACATCCTGATGGATGCATAGTGACAAATAAACAGACCAATGCAGACCGGATCCGGAGCATGACGGATGAAGAGCTTTTAGATTTCCTTTGCTCAATCGAAACATATGAGCAGGGTAGCGTAAAGACCATTGAGGGCGGCGTAGCAATGTGTTCTGTTACAGAGGTGGAACAGTGGCTTAAGGCAGAAAGCGAGGAATAGCATGGAGAGATTAACATATGTGACAGAGAATGGAGAAGTTTTATTTCATCCAGCAGATTTACCAGATGATGAGGGAATTACCATCACCCAGCTTGCGAAAGATGGAAGATACAAAGCCCTGGAAGAGATTGCGGAAAGACTTGCAAATAGAGAGCAAGCCGAAGCCAAGCTGGCAGAAATGGAGAAAAAGGATGGAAGATAGATATTTATGCAAAGCAAAACGAACTGATAACGGCGAATGGGTGGAAGGGTATCTGATTGTAGACGAGAAGGACTACTCTAAATATTTTATCGGTTATGTACTTGGAACGAATGAAGATGGTACTCCTCACGATTTGGATGCCGCGCAGGTGAACCCATCTACAATCTGTCAGTGCACCGGACTTAAAGATAAGAATGGCAATCTGATTTGGGAGAATGATATTGTAAATGGCAGTATTAAGCGTGGATTGGCTTTTTACAGATGTTTGGTTCTGTGGAATGAGTGCAAGGCAAGATTCGATGTGAGAGCTCTGGGCTGCAATTTCCCAATGACACTTGATGAGTGCACAGATGATATTTCTATGAGTGGTTTTGATTATGAGGTTGTCGGTAACAAGTTTGACAATCCGGAGCTGTTGGAGGTATAGATATGACGGAGAATGAAGCAATTGAAGAATTAAAATATGATTGTAACGAACTTGGAAAAGCGATTCCGTGTGATACATCATGGGGGAAATCTTTTGAAAATGCTTATGCAATGGCAATAAACGCACTGAAAGAGGTACAGCAGTACCGCGCAATCGGCACGACAGAAGAGTGCCGGGCGGCAATGGAGAAGCAGACAGCGAAGAAAGTGAAATCAATATCCCAGGTAAAAGACGGAGACAGCTATGTCGGTCTTATAGGGAGATGTCCTTGCTGTGGAGACATATTGGAAGAGGATACCGTATATTGTGATTGCGGTCAGAGATTAGATTGGGGGACGAGCGATGAGATTGATTGATGCTGATGCACTAAAGAAAGATTTAAAATCGGTTACTTTAAGCAATGGAACTTTAGTAAATACAAATGCAGTATTGTATTTACTAGAAGAATATCCGACCGCCTATGACCCGGACAAGATTGTGGAGCAGTTGGAAAATGAGAGAAAGTTTTGGGAGAATGCATATAACAGGAATTTGGGAAAAGAGAAAGCAAGAAGTTATGAGCACGCAATCGAGATTGTGAAAGGCGGTGGAGTAGATGCGAAAACCGATTCCTAAATCTGTTAGAAAACAAGTATATGCA